TCCATACCACGATATTTCTGGTATAACTCAAGCACCACTTCCCTGAGAGGTTTATTCCACGGATTCTTGTAGTTTCGTATCTTCGGTTTTACTTTTTCCTTATGATCTTCTTTTTTTTTCTGGACAGCTTCTTAGGCTTCGGAAACATCTCAGGAAAATGTTCCTTCAGATATGCAACCGCCTCATCCGGCAGCTCCTCTCTGGTGTCCGTATCCTGGTATGTTTCCTTCAGCAGAGAAATGAGATCGGCTTCCTCAAGATCGGATATATCCTCTTCCTCATATCCAGTTTCAATCAGCCAAGCGTATACTTGGCTCTTTTCCTCGCTCTCTTCCTCTACCTCTTCCTCGGCTTCCTCTTCAGGCTCTTCTGTTTCCTCTTCGCCCCTCATTGCCTGATAGAATTCAATGAGTTCGGGTGGGTAGTTTTCCTCCTCTTCAGGATCATAGGCATCGAGGATCATTTCAGCCAGATCCTCTTCGGTCTTGGCCTTTTTCATATGAAGAATCTTCAGCCCGACAGCCTTACCATATGCTTTCAATGTCCTCATATCGGGCATTTCAAATTCTACCTCTTCACCGGCCTCTTCCTCGGCTTCCTCTTCAGGCTCTTCCTCGGTTATACCCCTGGTGCTCTTGTACCAATCAACCAGGGTATTCGGGAGATCATCATAGTCGCTTTCATCCAGCTCATCCATAGCCTCAAGGATAGCCTCAGGGGTTGGTTTACAGCCGAGCAGGTTGCTCCAGCGCTTCAGTTTTATATCTGAGGGCTTTTCGTATGCAACTTCCTGCTCGGGTTCAGCTTCGGCTTCAGGCTCACCCTCGTCTTCTACCTGACCAGAGATAATGGTATAGAAATGGAACAGCCCTTCACTCAGCTCTTCCCTGTCAGTTTCATCAAGGGCGTCTACTTCCTCATATACCTTACGAGCAAGTTCCTGATAGTCGGCATCATTCATACGCTTCTTATACTTGATACCGAGTTCATCAGCGTATTCTCTCAGCTCTTCTTTCGTGAAAGCAACCTCGTCCGGTTCCGGCTCAGGAGCCTTTGCCTTTTTGGCTTTAGCAGCCTTTTCAGTTTTCTTTGCCCTTTTGGGCTTGCTTTTGCCACCGGTCTGGCTTTTCTGGCTTTCCAGCCACTCCAGTTGTTCTTCGGTACATTCCTCCGGGTTCTCCTGCATATATTGAATCAGCTTTTCAGTAAGCTCTTCCTTGCTCTCACCGATTTTGGTTGCTATACCAAAACCCTTCTTTCCGGCCCATTTCTTTAGAGTGATAAACGATACATCCTTACCCATCTTTACTCTCCTTTCTTTTTTCGATTATTGTGCTTCTGTATCAACTACTTCCGGTCTCATTGGCTCCAACAGCTCTTGTATTTGGCACCTCCTTCCTATAACTCTTGCTATTTGTTCTTTGATAGAGGCAGGGCATTTCACAAATGTCATACCCAAATCCCCACCCTTTACCTCGAATAGCCATAGTCCTTGGCATATGAAGTAATCGTATAACAACTTATTATCCCGAATTCTACTTGCTTTTACAAATTCGATAGTTTTATATCCCTTCCTCCAGAATAGGCAATGCACCCAGGTGGGTGCGACAAGTGCCACTATTTTAAGCGATAAATTCAGGTTGTCAACCACTTTTTTTGCGGAATCGTACTTGTCTGGAATTGTTATCCTTTTTTGCCTCAGCCCGGCATACCCCATCGCTTTTATGGTTTCTATTTGACCATACGAGGGGTAATGCCGGGAGATGAACACAATTTTATCTCTCATATATTGCTTTTGCTGTCTCATAAAATTTTCCTAGCTGGAACATTTCAGTTATTACCAACATAACCTTCGACCATTTGTCCTTTTCGCTATTATAGCAAGCACAGATTACTTTTATTCGGCAATCCAAACATTCAGTAGCTTGCCATGAACAGTCATATTTGGTTTGTCTGGAGCACAGCGTTTTATATCGCCTTATAGCTGCAAGTCGCCATTTGCCTGCTTTCTCATGCGGTACTAACTTCTCAGTACCGTCAGGGAATGCAACAGTCACACCGGCTCTCGCTATATTCTTCACACGTGCTACCGTTCCGTTAACTTGCAATAAAGCTCCCCTTGTTATAAGCAAGTTATAGTTAGTCACGTACCACGATGATACGCTTCTTACCGGCTTTGAGGACAATTTTATTTGTATTGGTGCCACTATCTTTCTCCTTCTTTCGTACCTTAGTTATCTTCTTAGCAGCTAACAGCTTACGTTTTACAGCCCCTACCTTTGGAGCCTTTTCCAATGCTTCAGCCACTTCAGAGAAAGATTTGGCTATCTCCTCCTTCAGCTCTTCATCGGATTTAATTGTTTTGAGTCCAGCCTCATCAACATCGGTTAGAATCTCTCTTGCTTGCTCTGCATATTGTTTTAGTTCGTCATCGTTAAATATATTTTTCTTGTCGAATATATCCAGGAAACTTTCTAACTTCTCAAATACTGAGGAATGTATTCTCTCGCCTTGAAGAGTTTTTGCGGCACGCTTTATAAGCTCCCGCATCTGCTCCCTCAAGGCAAGGATCATTCCTTCCTTTGCCTCCCTTAGAGTATCCTGAAATTTCTTAACCTCTGCCTGATAGCGTTCGGGGGAAAGCAATCCCAGCTTTGCATCAGGCACGGATAGTACATAAAAGCTCCAGGTGAAGCTGTACTTGCTCCTGATATAATCGACAGAGGGATAATCCTCCAGCCGGAAATATTTGCCCAGCTCATTTTGGGCTTGGGCAACAGCCTCATCCCAACGAGCTAATATGTTCTCTACTTCAGCATCGAATTCCTCTTTCAATTCGCTAAACTCTGCATCTAACTGTTGCAATAGGTCTCTGGATACAAAATGTATTCCCCTTATAGGGAATGGTAAAGTATATCTATTCAAGCAATCCCGTGCTCTGTTATAAATAGACGTAAGGTTATCGAATAGCGACGGGTCTATGAGTTTCTTTGTGGTATTGAACCACTCTTCATTGAGATCAACGTCTTCTAACCGAATAGTTTTGCGGTTTCCCCAGCGTTTAATTGATAGGTGTACTAAGCAACCCCTTTCAAACAACGATGTAATTTCTCTTGCTATATTGCTCATGTTTCTATCTCCAGTATGAGATTGTCGTTTTGCTCATAGGTTTGCAGGTTTACATACCCACAAGCCAACGCAGCATCTTTACCTGCTTCAATGGTATAGTAAGCAAGCAATGTAGATGCTTCATTTCCTATGGTACGAGGTGCCATATCATCATAAACAAGATCGTATGTTCCTTGCTCGTTTGCCTTTACACCAACCCCAAGCTTACTATTGGGAAAGGTTATAGCATGGTCACATCGCTCGGTGGTATACCATAGAGTGACCTCTTTCTGGTTATAGTTGAGCTTGCCTCCAATCTTCTCGGCAGCTCGTGCCAATGCACCAAGGTTTTGTATATCAGCCTTCACTTGAACCCTTTTGCTCATGGTTATATCTCCTTTATCCACAGAATGGCTTGAAGCAAATCTTGTCCTCTTCCTCTATCTCATTACCCATATAAAACTCAGGTTTGAGATCTTCGGCAACCTCTTCGCCAAGAGCCTTACGCAAAATATCAACAACCTCGGCGCATGTGCTTCCGGTATAACCGAAAGCCTCAATGTTGACTTCGCCTGTCTTCTTGTTTGCGGTTATAACCACTTTCTTCATCATTTCTCCTTTCTTGCTGGATTCTTCTTATAGAAAGAGTCTACTGGTTTCCAGAATTTGAAAACCATCTCCGTATACCCAACAGAATAAAACTCTTCCAATCTCCACTCACAGGGTTTTCCCAATGCTAAATCACTTTTGTACATCTGGATCACTTCTTTCAGTAATCTAGCCCTATACCTGTGTACCTGCTTACTACGCCATCCGAATAATACTTTCGCTATGATATAGGGCAATAGAACAGTAAGTGCTCCTGTTCTTATATCCATACATTATGTCCCTTTCCTAACCTTTTTCACCTTCCGCTTTACATGGATTTTCCTCTCCTTTACGATTCCCATATCAACCTTTGGGCGCAAAGCCTTTGGCTTGGCAAAGTGCCCCGCCGGTATTGTGTTTTCCTTGATATATTTCTGAATCCTCTCCACGGATTCAGCATCAACCTTCCTGATTGGTCGTACATATTTCATAGCTTCGGCGATCCCACATTGGAGCATCTTGCAATGCTTGACTATTGTCTTCAGCTCGGCATGGGAATATCCGCAAAGAGCATCGTTTATTAGCTTATCATCAACCTCATCCAAGATATGTTCTACATCGTAGAATTTTGAATAATATACCAGGTTGGCGGCTATTTCATCAGGAGATGGTAAATCTACACCCCATATGGAATCCCACCGACCGGCCCTTTTGAACTCCGGGGGCAGATCGGCAATGTTGTTGCAAGTGGCGACTACATATACCCCCTCCGGTTTCTTATCCAGCCATTTCAGGAATATGCTACCGACCCCGGCTTTCGTACCGGCATCTGTATGCCCGGAGCTTTGAATACCGGACAACCCCTTTTCAATTTCATCAAAGATAGCAATAGCAGGCGCCATTGCATCAATAACCTTGAAGGTATTCAATGCTTGTTGCTCAGCCTGACCGACTATACCACCACCTGCCGCTCGCATACGCTCAAAGGAAACGAGGATGGCAGGAATATTCAATTCGTTGGCTAAGGCTTCGGCGGTATACGTCTTACCGGTGCCGGGAACGCCGACTACCAATATACCCTGAGCCAATGGATTCATGGCGGTCTTGGAGAGATATTCAATCAAATTCTCCAGACCCACCACATCATCAAAGGTATGTGTGGCGCTGGATATCTCCAGCGTTGCAGTTTTCTTTACCTGTTGCTTTTTGATTTCACCAATAATTAACGGATCAAACGAGGGAGATATTTCACCCTCTTCACCAGCTTCCTGCAATTCCCTGGTTATACTTTCAGTAAGGGCCAGGGATAAAGCGTTCTCGACTTCCAGATGGGTCATACCTTTAGCTGCAATAACAGCGTCCCTGGATAGCTCCACCAAAAAGCGTTCTTCCGGTGGATCAATCTCAGGGTTCCAGTCGGTATTGATAAACTCTTCATACCCGGCCAGTATACCCATCATAATCTCTTTAATTTCATCCTCAGTCGGCAAAGGAAAATCCACCAACTGAAATAGACGGTCAACTTCCGGTGGTAGGTAAAACGAAGGCGATATAACAATCAAAGTTTTCCCGGTCGCCTTCCATTCAATCGAATCGTTTGAGATTTGCTGTGCGAACCTCAGATATTGAGCGTTCCTTCTATTATCCAAAAACTTATCATAGTTTTGCACAAAGATGATTGTGTTAGATGGGGCACCGGATAATATCGCCAATGGATATAACGGCGATTCCGGCGGTATATTGGTTTGCGTTTTGGCAATTATCTCTGTAGGATTTATTTCACCCTCGTCCGGGCTTATATCGCTTATCCCCCGAGGCGTAACTTTATAGAAGCCTCGGGCGACATCCCAGCCATAAGTACGAAATGGCTCCTTCATGTTGAGGCTCAACTCTTCCACTTCTTTAGCAAGACCAAGCAAAGCACGCTGAGGCTCAAGCGTGTTGCAATACAAGCAAGGATATCCCGCAATGATATATTCCTTAATCATCTTCTATCTCCTTTTCTTTATGCAACATACACCATACATCATGGTTTATTTGCAAATTCAACCATAACTCTGGCGTAGTATCAAAAACCCGTGATAAGCGTATAGCCATATCAGTAGTGACAGAACATTTCTCGTTCACAAGTTTAGAAGCGGTTTTCCTTGATACACCCAACCGTTTTGATAACTCTGTAACTGACATACCCAATGGTTTTAGATAGCCATATTTTATCACTCGCCCTGGGTGTACAGGGCACCTTTCCCTTTCAATAATGGGAGGTATAACTTTCTCATTCATTTTTTCCTCTTTTTGCATATTTTCATATGCGAGACGCTGAAAGAATAGAGGAGCCTGCCTAACTCGCCCAATAGTTAGAGCATCAATTTCCCCCCCTGAACGGCTCCTTTAACCATCTCCTGCAATTTGCGACTTCCATTTTTACAAGAGTCTCATATCTGCGTCCTTTGAGGATAGAATTAACACGTAGGGCTTCTACTTCATTAAAAATCAAATGTGCAATAATATGCCCAGGTATATTGTGCTCTTTGGATACACTTTGTACAAAATCCCTGAACTCCTCAACCTCCCACATTCTTTTCTCTCTTTCTTCATTACAGAACATAACTTATCTCCTTTCCGGAGGTATAGAATACAGCGGGGGGTGGGGCAAAGAAGCACAACCGAGAGAAAGAGCAAGAAAATATATCTTTCAGTCCCCTCTTCTCTCCCGCTGTATTTATGTTTTATTTATTTTTTATTCAGGAGCATAAACACAGTTTTAGGACTATCAAAATGTTGTTTGAGAACTTCTAATACTTTAGCAAAAACCTGACAGACTTTTTGTGAACGATAAAAATAGTCACACGGTTTGTTTACTCTCATCCAGGTATTTGGGTGAGAATCAATAACTCCTTTAATCTCTACATAGTCGGGGAAGTTTTTAACAGGAAATGTTATTAAACCATCTAAAAGAGTAATATTTTTTCCTTGATGTAACATTGGCTCAACTTTTTCTACTATTGCAAGTTTGATTGCTTTTAACACTTTCATCTCTTCGCTGTCATTCCGACAATTTTTGGGAAGAATCACGCCCTTTAGGCAGTGATGCTCCCCCAGACAGATTCCCCGGATTCGCATAGGGTTTGTATATCCGCGGATTTCCTTTAAGTGTTTAAGGGCATAATCTAAACTGTCTGTCCACAAGATCTCACTGGTACCCTCAATCTTATAGGGCCAGATACTATCTTGAGCAATGTACTCTTCAAATGTGATATAGTGAGTATACATTTCTACAATTTGGCGAACAGCTTTCTCCCGTGTTTCCCGGTCTTCACTATGATAACGCATATATAAATTGTAATCAAATGGTTGGTGTTCCCATCTCATTTTCTTCTCCTTTTGCATTTATATGATAATCTCGACATTTGTTGGTGTCACTCTCTCAAAAGCTAATTTCTTTCCATACCGACAATACCTACCCCCGACCTTGCACTTGACAAGCACCTTGGGGGCATTGAGATACTTGGAATCGGCAGGAAAAGGGGCAAACCGGGCATCCAATATATCCTCGTAGACGTATAAGCCGCCATTATGCCCTTTCCTGGGAGTTTCCTTTCTCTCCACCCCCAAGACCCAGGGGGAGCCATCGTAAACCGAATATAGCCTGCCATCTTCACCAATGGCTAGCTTCTTGTAAGCATAGCCATATTTGCAGGCTCTTGTTTTTGTCTGCTTTCTGGTCTTATATTCCTCCAAATCCTTCTTTGCGATATAAGAAGCCTGCCACCTGATTGTCTCGTCGTCTGCGCCATGCTTGGCAACAAGATTTTCAACATGCCTTTTGGTTCTGCAATGCAACAAGTACGAAAATGGATACTGGCGAGAGGGCCAACGGATATATCTGCAACATTCGCACTCTTCCCATTCGTCAGGATACCAACGCCCGGCTCGATCAAACGAGCCTTTTGGATGACACAAACGCTGTTCTCTGGCAAGATGAATTGCCAGGATAATATCCTGCGACATTTTTTCTCCTTTCCTGTTCCCTAGTTTTTGGCGTTCTGGATAAAGGATTCTCGACTTTTTGCCGTTCTGTATGAGAGAAATAAATTCTCCAGTTTTTTGCGTTCTGATGATTAAAAGGAAAGCTCATCCTCTCTTTTAAGGTATATGTTGCTTGAGGTATACCCTTCTGCTGGTATACCAGTTATCTCAGATATAGTCGCTTGTTGGGTATACCTGCCCTTAGCCTCTATACCACCCCTGGCTGGGGTATATTGTGTTTGTTATACATTGCCCTGCCCCCTATACGCCAATTATGTCAATTATGTTAACACCTATATATAAACGCCGATATGCGATTTTGGCGCATTGTGCCACCTTGACCACCGAAAGTTAACAGAAAAATTTTTCCGTAGTCATTTCGGCCAGTTGGCACAAAAGTTTGTGTGCAAAAAACGCTTGACAACGGCAATTGGCTATGGTACCATAGCGCCAAAATCGTGAATCACTTTTTGACAATTAAATACAGTTATTATTAACCCGAACCAGAGGAGTAAAGAAAATGAAATGCCCTAAATGCAACTATGAAATTGATGCTCTCCGTGCCGATGTAATTAGAATTTTAGACGGAGAATGTCCATCTAGTTGTGATGACGCTGTAGTAATCAGCGTCAGGTGTCCCAAATGCTTATTTAAGGTTTTCGGGAAGACAGTAGCCCAAGAATATGCTACTTGGGCTATAAACGAATACCCGGAATGGGTAGAAACTGGATTCACAGCGGAGTTAAAAAACACTTCCCTTGATGAAGACCTTTATATCTTCCCAAAGGATGGGAAGGTATATCTTGCGGAAAGAGCACGAATAATTTATTCTGGAGGTCCAGACGATGATCTTCCAGATATACCTGACGAAACCGATTTGAAACTAGAGGTTTTAGACGACGGAAGATGGTTTATCCGTCGTCTAGATAGAGTAATAGCTGAAATTAAGCATTACAACAACAACTAGAAGGGAGGTATAACTATGGCTAAAACGACTAAGACGAAAGTAAAGGTAGAGAAGCTGAAGAAAGGTATGTTGGGAAAAGGAAACAGATTTGCGGATGTGGATATAACTCCACGGTACGTAAAAAAGGATAGAAAACTAACACAACGAGATATAAAAGCAATTGATGAACAAACCAAAGACCTAGAAGCACTATTGAAAGATCCTGGAGCCAAAGCAGATTTAACAAAACAGCTCCAGATCAGCGATATACCTATTAGTGACAACCAGATTGTTCATGCTGTCCGATCTCAACCTAGTGTTGAGATCAAAAAAGATGCCAAAGGTAATGTGTCCTTCACTGTCAAGGTATACTCAGACGATATGGAGGATGCTTATACCAAGGCTGTTGATATAGCGGAACGCTTAGTAGCTATGGAGCTACAAAAATGAAGCGTGACGTTATATCCGGGCGTTTCCTAAATGAGCGGGTGTGTCGTATATCACGGCAACTAAACGGCAAGAAAATGGTGATTATATACGGTACGCCTTCTCGGTCTTTCAGGAAACGCCTAGCAGACTACGGTTTTAGGTATGATGGTAATAACAAGCGCTGGTATAAGATAATGAGCAAGAATCAAAAACTACCAGCGTTTATAAGATAAGGGGGATATACCATGCGTTTGCGAGATCGTTATATTACAATGACGGCAATGATCAACCATTTTGGTGACACTTTCGAAGAGGCATTTGCAAAAAGCGAAATGACATTGCGTGAAGCAATATATGTACATGATCATTATGTGCCTCAGAATAAACGCCTGCGGTATATCCGCATGAACGGCAAGATGTTCAAGTATATCGGCAACGGCGTATTTCGCCGTGTCGATTCCCTTGGTCGTTTTTGTCTAGATGGTAAAAACGATCATGTAAAAGTGTTGGGATTCGTCAGGAATCCGCTCGAAGTTATATTCAACGATTCAATCGAAAAGATTAAGGAGGTATAAAAATGGAATGGATATGTGATATCAGACGTGTCAACAGTTGTGAAGCGCATCTGAGAGTCCTTTCAGATGCAATTGGTAACAATAAATGGACTGCATGGTTCGGTGGCCGGGGAGATCAAGTAGTAATTAGTATACCACGCAACTTCAAACTTTCTCGAAGGCGAGAGAAAGTACTGCTTCGAGATGGTTTCGGATATACTCCGATCATTATATTCGAAGATGGTAGGAAATTTGAACCCTCTATGTCAGAATTATATAGTAATAACTTTCCGACAGTTACTCAAGAAGATCTTGACCGTTTTTACAAATAGGAGGATATATCATGACATACCCAATACAGCAGATTAAAGTATATGACGCCGAAGTGGTATATCAGGCCATGAAGGCATCTGATGAGTTTTACTTCGTAGAGTTTAACAGAGAGAAGGGAATAATATACTGCACCATTGAAAGATATGCCATGGACGGCCATGGCTACCATGTCGGATATGAGCGATTTAAGTATACCATTGGTCCCTTGTTGACCAAAGAAAGAATGGGTGTATACAACATGGGACCATGGGGTTTATCTAAATATGTCTTCCTCCATGCCGATATAACCAACTGCGAGGTAAAGGTTATACCGGCAGAAGAGGAACACAGGCCAACTAAAACAGAGCTGATTGAATATATTATAGAAATGAGAAAAGGGGAGTATACCAAAACCGAATTACGCAAGATGTCCAAGGATGAAATTGAGGATATAGCATCCAACCTTGGATATTACGACGGGGTATACTACCCCGCTGACGAAGATTTCGCCTATGAAGTATTTAGAGTAACAATGGAGGATATAGTACTGAAAATAATAGATGAAAACCCTAATGATTGGGAATATACCTACAATGCCGAAGGTGGATATTGGAGCCTCGGCGATTTGATTTGGGATATAGAAAATAACACCTATGAGGAGGTATAACTATGGCATATGCACCGTTTTATATCTGGGGTCGAGTGAGCAACAGGAAACATGATATATCCATTCGTGTCAGAAACTCTGGCGGTATAATCATATTCGCCAGAGTAGATGGCGGAAGCGAAGAAGTAGTATCTATATACATGGACACAGAGCGTGATGGTAATATCATAACAATGAACATTAGACTACCGAATGCTAAGCAATACAATTGGGCATGGTTTGGAAAGAATCAAGGTTATATCCGCTTCAACCGCTTTGATATAGTAGATGCCTATTACGTATACTCGATGGATTACGGCGAACATGTGACGCTGGCAAGGTTGACAGATAAACTGAGATATACTCCATCTCCCAAGATAAAGGAAAAGGGATATCATGGATTGAGCAAAAATGCCAAGAAGATATATCACAATCTTGTTGTAAGGCACTATAGCGATCTTGCAAGATATAAAGGATAAGGAGAGAAGAGGATTAAGATGAGATATACTTGCATATGCGGTGGGCAATTGTATAAGGTTATGGTTCAACCATTTCAACAAGCGGGATGGTATATCTGTAGTAAATGTAACAGAAGAGGACCATTATATATAATTAGTAGATTGTTTGTGATTGGAGATGATCAATGAGATATATCAAGAGATCCTTTATATAGGGGGGATATAATGCTAATCGTATTGAGAAAAGCTATTGCCAGTAATGTATACCCCACATACAGCAATGGGGTATATGACGGCAAACCTATGAGAAAATATTATACTGTTAAACTTGGCACACATGAGCACGAGAGTTATACCTGTGCTCAATGTGGCAAACAACACGATAAGTTATATCTAATTGTGAGGAAAGTTCGAGATATGTTTGGTCACTTTCCTGTAGTTATGCTGAATGGACAAGAACACGTGATTGATATAACCTTGCCAACTACGGTGGATAAAATACCACGTGATGCTGTTGCCGTACCTGATGCTATAGCTAGCAAGGTATGGCATTGGGACAGTCATCGTTTTGTACATAGCAGCTTGATATCATTCTGGAAAAACAACAGATAAAAGAAAACCCCGGCCAGGTATATCACCTGCCGGGGTTTTTTATTCTTTATAACTTGGCGTTCTCGATATATCGGCGTTCTGAATCCTCAGTTTTTTTGCGTTCTATATACCGGGGGGGAAGGTCGGTGCAATATTTCTCTTGCGCCAATCCCGCTTGCGCCAATATACTTTGCACCGGTGCAAATATATTTAGCTCCATGCAAAATATATTTGCACTAGTTATATCCTAGGATATACCATGTGGTATATCTGCAACGGTATACTGCACACAATTGTGTGCAATGTTTCCCATGCAAATATGCCTGCATGGTATACTTGCAGGATATATCCTGCTAGATATAACTTGCCTAAAAATTTTTCTCGAATTTTCTCGATCAGCCAATATGTTTCATGGTATATCTTGCCGGAAATACTAGCAAATTCGGAAAAATTTGTCAAGCGAATTTTTTGCTTGACATGCTCATATTATATGATATAAGTAAAGGCAAATCCGGCAAGGGAACCCGAAAAGGAAAGGAGGTTAAGGAAATGGTAAAGGAAAACAAAGGGTTACGGAAAGACATCAGACGGGAAATAGCTTACAAAGTCATAAAGAGACATCCGGCCTGGAATTTGGTTGAGGCATTGAAATTTATAGATGCAACAATGGATCTAGTCCGAAACAAGGAAATTGATAGAGTATATGAAAATTTTGATATTGTTGGTCTGCCGTACAATCTCGCCATCGAGATTGCCGGACATTGTTAACCACAAAACGGGAGGTGCAACATGGCAAAGGCAAAAAATAAAGTAATCGAATTGAAACCGGAGGACGCATTAGTGTTTGACAGGTTGGTCAATGAACTGGAGGATTTTTTAATCCGTAAAGGCATCAAGCGTGCTGATGCCGAGAGAAAACTCTTAGCAAAAGGTTTTCGTCCTGTAACTTCCAAAGAATTTGCTCACCTTACTAGGTTCGAGCGAAGTTTACTTGAATGGCGTGTTTGCGGCCGCAAGCGCTTTGTGCGGCCGCGTCAACGGTTTATCCACCGCGGGCGTGTTGTCACGGTGGAATACAAAAGGGCGTGATCATGGTACAGGATGTTTATAAACGTGATCAATCAACCGTCGAGTTTTTACGGCAGGTTGGTTTAGCTTGTCGCAACCTCGATGGAATAGATCATGTGTATTATTGCAAGGCAAAGCGGCAATGTAAGACGCTTTTGCCTTGCGTCTACAATTGTGGTGAATATGAAGGTTGCCAGGACATACCAGACAACCTGCAACCTCTAATATCAACCATAAAACGGATGGAGGAAAAAATCATGGCAAAGGTAAAGGTAAGCAAAAAGGCAACCGGCAAGGGAAACATCAAGGCAAAGGTAAAGGTTGGTAGCAAAGCAACCTCCACCACCAACCAGGAGGTGAATAACGGCAACCTGCAAACCACCATAAAGGCAATCAAGGATTTGCTCGATGGATATCAATTTAACAACAAACACAACGTAACCATGAACACGTTGTGCGACATCGACAAAAAGCTTGACAGGTTGATCGACGCTTTGCGTTATTTTAATGAACGACTGGAAAAATTGGGACCGGCCATAGAGGTTATAAGTCGATATGGCCGGGAAAACCGGCAGGACTATTTGCCGCAAAAGGCAACCGAAAAGGCAACATCCACCTCCACCAAAACATCACGTCTTGGAAGTTTAGTCGGGACAGTATATAACGCTTTGGTGGAATACACAGAACAGGATGGAGGTGCAACCTTCGATGAGGTGATAGACTATGTAAAGGAACATGGCTTCACCTCCGACAGCAATCTGTCAACCGTCCAGCAATATCTAAAACCTAACGTGCAATTTGTGGAATTTCTCCGCAAAAAGGGCAAGCGATTGATGGAGGTGCTATTTGAGGATGAGGACGGCAACCAGGTTGACGGTTATGTCCTAGAGGACATAGAGGACTAAGACCAAATATTAACCTAGGGCAAGGCAACAATGCCTTGCCTGCAACAACCGGGAGGTGCAATATGGCTAAGGGTAAGGTTGTCGGCAACCTGTACATCATGGAGGATTTTACGGACGGTTTAGAGGTGGAGTTTTACAGGATGTCAAAGGATTCAAGGGGTGGGAAACCTCGATATACTACTCCAACGGAATATAACCAGGATGATCTAATCCTCGATGATGTCCTGGTTATAACTGTCAACCGCAAATCCACCAACGGCAAGGCAAAACCAAAGGTAAAGCGTCGGCCAAAGGTAGCTAAAAAGTAAAACTCATATCTAAACCTGATGGAACCTCCTGGTTGTTACGCCAGGAGGTTTTTTATTGCCTTGATCATGGTATATCTCAATGGCCTGTACAGCAAGGCAATATCCAAAACATGCCTTTCCAATGTTTTTCTCTTATAGTTTTCTCTTGTCTCTGCAATATCGTTTCCTTGCCTGTAATAATATGCAGATACAATAAAAGGTTATATTTGAGATACAGATATTGCTAGCAGATATTTGATTAGTTGAATGTCTGGTAATTGGTTTACCAGGTAACTGATCATTGGCGATTTGGGTATTTGGTTGTTTGTTCAGGTAGTAGTCGGTGGTTTGGTTTACCTGGTGATTGGTTTACTGGTAACTGGTTGTTTGGTGATTGATTTGGTGATTTGGTTTACCTGGTGATTTGGCGATTTGATAGTACGCCAATGATCCCTTGCCTACAGTTTTTCATATCACCAATATACTAAACTCAAAAGTATAAACTAGAACATATCTAATTCGCTTTATACTCGTATCAAACACCTTGCCTGCACCTAAATCTACCTCTATCGCCTAATCCCTACCACAGGCAAATCTGGCATTATATGAACGTTGCTATATGCAGGCATTGCCGTATATGCAATCCACTATACACCATGCCTATTTCGTCTCACAATCGCTTTTCTATGCCTTGCCAATATCAAACACTAGGACTAAGGCGAAAATCGATCACAAGCCAAATTTGATCCATTTGCAACGTACAGATGGTTTAGCTATGCCTGCATATGCCGGTATGATCGCTGCTATAGTACACAGGCAAGCTTCGATCATCACCTTGAGCACTATACCAGTCGATCCATTGCCCATATTTCCATGCACCAATATATTGAACATTGCATATGATCATGTGCTGATATATTCCAATATGGCAGCAATATATCCATTGCACCATGTGCTATATATCTATTGCGGTATACAATACTGCATTTGATCCTATGTGGTATATGGTATAGGGGTATACTCGGGTATACTGTCCAATATACCCAAAGTCCCATTTTGGACACACCGGATATACCAAGAAGTCAACCTTACACCTAACAAGTTTTCTCAACTCACATATATAAAGAACCTATTAGTTCAACCTTACATCTAACAAATTTCTCCAATCCGTATATATAAGGAACTATTTAATTCCATATTTCACCTACTAGATTTTTCAAACTTGTATATATAAGGAAGTTGTTTCTATTTTACCTACCATCTAACAACTCTTTCAAACTCACATATATAAGGAAGTTGTTTTACTTCATCCACCATCTAATAAATTTTTTCAATTCACATATATAAGGAACAACTTAATTCCATATTCCACCTGACAATTTTTTCAAACTCGTATATATAACAACTCCATTTGCTACACCTGATTGTTTTTCTTGAAACCATTTTTATCCATTCAGATTTTCTTATCGTCTATTGTTTTTTAAACTTCCATATGTTGAAAGATATATGCAGCAATAAATTTTTCATATACGCATATATATTGGCTTCGTCATATTTTACTTCCCTGAAAACTATTGATATTGCAAATTGGAAAAATGAATTTTGGAAAAATATATGGAGGGAAATTTGGATATGGGTATATAAGGGAATGGATAAAAGAAAAGCCATATGGGACTCCGTGTTGGAAAATCCCATATGGCTTCCGTTGGGAGGGGGATGTATGGAGGGCTGTATGATTATCTGCGTCTGCCTTTCCCTTTTCTGCTCTTCTTCAATCGCTTTTGTTTTTCTTTCTTCTTTTGCTTTGCGGTAGGTCTATTCCGTTTTCCCTTGGGCATATTGAAGCTCCTGGTTTATTCTCATCGCTTTGCGTATTGTCTATTCCTTCATTGTACCATAGCCGTTTCAAATTCTGTTATTATACGGTATAAGTATATTTTATTCATTGTTCTTCCTTCCATTTTTCCACTATTTGAATTACACCCGGACTATCTATTAGAAATGTTGATGGTGACACAATAATATTATCTTGTTTGGCTACAAGTTCAATAGATATGGTACCCATCCTTTCCCAAACAGCCTCTTCATCACCTTCTTTTATATCTCTTTTCATACGTTCATAGAGGGTTAAAAAGGCACTGGCTGGATCTGTGCTTAGTACAAGAGCTTCACCAAAACTCGCTGCTTTTATACGGTATAAGTATAGCTTATTCATTATTCTTCCTTCCTTTCAGGTAATACCAATTTCCTTATTATTGATCCGGGTCTCATTCTTACTTCAAACAGATATAATTTTTTCATCTCCCATTTATATCCTTCGATATGCTTTTCGCAAGCCCGTATGAAACAATACCAACCAGTCCTATTGCCCCAATGAGGAAACGCCAGGGCAATGGGTTTACCATTAAAGCCATAATTTTGAAGAAGGTTAACAAAACCGATAATATAAATATTGTCATTGCTATACTGAATAAATCCTCTTTGCTACTATATTTCATTTGCTACCTCCTTTCCCATATTATGATTTTTGTTTCCAATCCAACTCTCTTTGCGATATTGATCATATGTTTTGTTCCCCTGCTTTTGCCGTCCCAAAAGGCTATTAGCTGATCGCTGTATGCAGCCATTAGCCGATTGCGAATGATCCCGGCAGGTTTTCCGAACAAACCCCAATGCGCCGGAAACAATTTATAGCGAATGTTGTTTTCCTCGGCGTATTTTATACCATATTGATCCGGTCCTTTGGCATTGCCTGAAATTATGATGGCAGTTCGGGGAATACGTAATCTATCCAAATGTTCCTTCACAAAAATGTAGGAATCCACTATCCGTGATCCTGCAACTATAATCCTCTTCCTTTTGGAAATTCTCTTGGAGACTATAACAAAGCGAGCGTCCAGTTGAGCTTTCTCCAATATTTGTTTTACATCTCTCCAGTCAAGACCTCCATTACCACATCCAGGTCTTGGCAAGCAAACCAATTTCCAGTCGTTTTCATCAGCCAGTTGTTTTAGTTGGATAGCTGATTGTTCTATCAATGTTGGATCGGCTCTTTCCCACCAATTATGCTTCACAGGGAAGGAATATATGTTTTCCAACAGGTGGTTTATTTGGTTCCCTTTTTGTTTGATGGTATTTCCCAATATTGAATCTATGCCATTGAATTTTGTTTTGGCTTCAAGAGCACAGCCTCTTCCCATAACGGCGGCACCATTTTTCTTTATGGTGCCATTCGTTGTTATACAAACGGCGTCAAATAATATACGTCTTTCAAACAAATCCATTTGCAGAGAGCGGAATTTGGGGATTAGCATATCTTTTTCCTATATGGTAGTAGTATATTTTTCTTATTCATGGTCCTTTCCCTCTTCCTGCCTTTTATATTCCAAAAAGATGACATTTCCGACTCTTGAATATTCCAAAGAAATGCCGCAAAATTTGCTACATCTATCCAATCTTCTTTCTCTATATGTTTCCTCAACTCGCTTTTGAAAAAGGACTTATACCGGGGAGTATCCCATCCCCGATGTCCCTCTTGGAACTTTTGGTGCAGTTTTCGTTTCATTTCTTGGGCAAAAGTGTCAATTAAAGCATCTAATCCAATATCACGTATATCGGTGCTAAACCTTAATGTATTCATTTTATATCCCTTATTCATACGTGAGAGAGATCGACGACTAAAGCTACTTGCGGACTGTACACAGCATCGTAGTAGTCTCTAAAAGCGTCTGGATCAAGGGTCTCAGCAGATTCCCTAGTGAAACCGTAATGCTCAACTGCTATTCTTTTTAGATCGGTGAACCACTCGTCAAAAGGATAATGCTCCAGCCATGCGCTTCTCAATTCCTTTTTCCTGACCCGCTTTTTCATTTTTCTCCTTCTTTACTTTACTGTCTAGATATATGCTCAGTTGATGTGTACTTATCTGTCTGGTTTCCCCAAACAAACCACCCATGCCTACGTCCTCTTGCGAAGAGTTCAATAAAAGGACCCCAACTACATGATTCTATAATTACGTACTGTTCATCTGGCTTCCTGCTATGTTCTCTTTTACGTGAAACAATAATATTCTCTTGAGTTCGACCAGGTTGTAATGTACGAGCACTTTTACCTCGGACTCCAAAAAGGAGTATCTCAGTAACATTTCTAAAGTAGAACCCGACTCCTCGTCTATCCGGTCCACCATCTTTTCTAATTTTGTACCAGACTATGTTGGTTTTGTATGTAAATCCCCAATGTTCCATAACTTCTAGACCTTCAATCAAAAGTGCATTGGGCACCCAGAGATATAAGTGCGCTGTTTCTTCTACTATCTTCGAAACAGGAAGCTCTTTGATTGTCTCTATACTTAAAGTAGGGTATCTCCAGAGTCTCTTATGCTCTGGTGCCATTTTACCTGTATGATTCTGAAACTGCCAAGGCGGATCTGCTAAAACAGTAGCAAACCGTCGATCCCCTACTGATTTCAGAAGATCTTCTGGCACATTCATTCCACCAGCTCCCCCTGTTGTTTTTGTACATTATCTTAAATACATAATAGTGAATCTCCTTATATCTTCAAGCCAGCCTTTTTCAAATCCTTTTTCAATTGCTCCAAATGCTTCTGCTGGTTTACCGATAAGCAGGTACGCTTTGGGTCGAACCCGAACCTGTAGGGAAAGAAGGCGCATTCCACCGCTGTACATCTTTCTATTTCCGAAGGGTTGGGCACGGGCCATACATTGTCTACTGCCCGTGGCCCACCCATACATTCGGAACAGTTTCTCCTTATTAGTTTGAGCAGTTCATTCTTGGTTGCCATTTCGCTTCTCTATATTTGCTTTTCTTTCACGGGGTAATATCAGCTTCCTGCTGATTTTCTTTGGAGCTTTTTCCATAAGCTCCTCCTCAACGAATTTATCCAAGAATGTATGTAGGTTTGCGGACAGGAAATTTTGGAACCTTTCCATAATGGTCATTGTTGCTTCATCTAGTTCTACTGGCGGTAGTAGTTTATTTTCTTCTTGTGTTTGGCGGAACATTAGAACATAAGAATTACCATGACGACCGAAGAGAAAATGGTTTACTAATCCAGGGTCTATTTTATACAATAAAGAAAAAATATACCGGACCAACTCTTGATCTCGTTGTTTATTGTATTGGCTCTTCGATACCGTACCATACCGATATTTTCCGTATTGGTATTCCACCGGGTTGTATACAACATCAACTTCACTATTGGGATATGATAATGCTGCACCTATAAGCCACAAGGCTCTTGCCAGAAGATAATGTTTCTCCCTTGTTGGAATTAAGGGTTTATAATCGTATGGCAAACTCTCCAATGAGAAAACTTCACAAAGATCTCTTGCAACTTCTTCAGACATTGCTTATCCCCTCAAGCATCTTTGCATTACCAAATCAACGACATATCCGTAATAATGTGCCCCTTTGCAATAGCAAAGAGACTCACCTGGGTCGACACCGATTTCCCCTGCCATGTATTCCTTCAGATATTGAATACCACCCAGGTTTGCCGGGAACCCACTCCATAGGTCCCAACTCCTATATATTATATGGAAGTGTAGCTTCCCATCCTGGATTCGTGTATCTATGAGCTGAAGACATGGTGGATCATTCAACTCACGATCAGTCGGCAATCCGACGTTCATGACCAACTGGTTATTCCTGTACCCATACCTTTTATATATAGAGATAACCTTCTCTATTTGGTCCACCCCAAGCCCGTTGCGTAATCGGCTTCCGTATGTATAGTCTTCCCCTGGTTGTTTCAGGTTATCCATTATATAACTAGTGTATTCTTCTATGTACCCTGGCTCCACTGGTGGTGGAACTCCAGCCATATGAGGAGGCAGATCCGGTTCAAAAGGTCGTGCTTCAGGATGAGTGATCTGAACGAAAATCGTATCGAACTCCAATCTCTTTTCCACACCTGCAAAAGAACCGTGGTCTATATCGAACAACCGAGCATTATCCGGTGCCGACAATATCAGTTGATGCCAAGCATCAGGTATTGTTGTTGCTCTTATTATGACTGGGTTTAGCATCATAGTTTACCCCTGAAACGTTAGAATATGCACACCGATCAAAATAAAGCCCAGGATAAAGATGATTACAAGAGATAAAAGTCGCTCGTATGTTGATAGATCAGGTGTGTTTGTAATATTATTCGAGATATATAAGATAACCGAGACGTATATTATGCAAAGTACGCCCAATATTCCAAGCATTTTTTGCTCCATCAATATGATCTGCTGATGCACTTTTCATTGATCCACCAAGTACCTATTTCCCCTCGTGGTCTAACTTTCAATAAACCACGCCATACGGAAATGTCTACCACAGATACTCTTTCGCCAGGCTCAAAAAGCCTACATCTGTCAAGGAGAATCAATCTAGCAACAGCTTCCACATCTCTTTGTTGCAAACAACTGACTACAATATCATAGTCAGAAAAAGTTTTGGCACCAAGTGTTCTACGCAAAATAGTTTCAGCTTGTACTGCTGAGGTTGTAATGGCAAGAAGACAAATTACTATGATTATTGTTAAAACTACTTTTCGCATGTTTACCTCCTTTCTACTCTCTAGTAATTATCCAGTAAGTATTGCCAAGTTTTTCTATACCAATAAGTTCCTCAGTTGGGGATAACATTATCTGAACAACTTTAGGTTTCTTGCCGAAATTTGGCAATGGAGTTAACTTCAGAACGTGTGGTTGCGGGGTAATTTGTGTTGTATTATTTTCTCCGGTAAATTTTTTTGCAACAATAGGTGTTACATACGCCCCTGCAAAAAACATTACAAACATTCCCAACAAAAAAGCAAGAAGTGGATGAATAGAACCACGTTGGTTTATAAATGCTTTCATTGTATCTTCTCCAGAAGTTTTGTGTATTGGTCTATCCTTCGTGCAGCATTGTCGATTTTATCTAGTTGCCATCCTTTACTAGAGCTAAACTTCTTAATGAGGGACTTTTCTAGTAAGATAGCACTACGTAGTGCTTGTTTTATTATTTTCATCTCTTCTGGTGTAAACGTTGTTTTTATTTTTCCATTTTTGTGCTTATCCTCCAATTCCAAGCAAACTATTGCCAACAGAGAATATACTGACAAATCCCTCAGCGTATCGTCCAGCTTTTCGTCGGTTACTCTGATCTCCCCTGTTTTGACAATGGACTTTAGTCTAGCCCATTTGTCGCTCATCCTGACAAGAACACCGATGAATGGAGAAACACCAAATTCCTCTACGTTCAGAAGGTTTCCAATTGGGTTACCCCCACCGTAATCATGGCTCTTCCTGGCGTGCAAATCCGCGATCTGTTGTACCAACTCCATAAAGCGGGGATGCCCGCCTTTAGTTTCTACCATTTCTTTGCTCCTTGTTTGCTATTGGCTGAGTAATATTACGCATTTGTCGTAACATTGCCAACAAGGTTCATCTGACGGATTGAAGATAGTGTTATGTGTTTTGCACTTGAAACGTCTATCATTCATTTTGACCCAGCGTTGATTCTTCAATTGGTCGAATTTCTCCCAGTCGAAAGTGGTTCCGATCCATTTAACATCTTTCATCACTTTCCCCTTTTTTAATGCACTTTCCCAATTACCATATAGTCCGCTATATTTTCCCCCTCCTCCAACTCGCCACTCATGATCTTCTGCACCCCCGCCATGATGAACTCCATGGCTTGTTCGATAGCTTGCCGATCCGCCTCTGTTAACGGAGCATGAGGGTCCATAGCGAGTTGAATGGTAAAGTTCCAACGCTTTTCCTCTGGCACCATTGGATTATAAAACAGCAATGCAACAGCTATACAAGGAGCTTGTTTTCTACTACAAGTCTCTCGCACCATCTGCGCTGTTTTTTCTGTCCATTTGTTTAAGTCGATAACACCTGGTTTGGTCATTTATTTTCTCCTGAGTTTACAGAAGGTATTCCTCGGTTTCTCTACCATACTCTCACCTACTTCAACCTTCTCTTGGTAACTGTTCTCATCTGTGTGCTCTTTATTGTACAGATACACCACCCTCTCGTAGTGCTTTAGCCCAATCTTTATCAACTATCTGAGCTACCCTATGGTTGCATCGCCCGCAACGCAAGTAGTCATCATAACGAATAATCTCAGTTACTTGGTTGCATCTTTGGCAGTATAAGGCATAGAGACCCTCCCACTCTATTACAACAACTTCCCGTCCTTCCATTTATATATACTCCCCACACAGTCTGGCGATATAATCATCCTCCGACTCTCTCTTCTGGATAGTGATATGGAGTTGGGTCAGTTCTTCTTCCGCTATCGCAATTATGTCTTGCATTTCTTCTTTGGTGATCAATCCTTGCTTGCAAGCTGCCATAGCAGTCTGGCGCACCTGGTCTACATATTCCGCCATATCCTCCAAAAGCCACTGATTGCAGTCCACTCTGATATGTTTTTCATAATGCTTACGCCAGTTTTGAGCCAGACAAGCAACAGCTTCTTTGGTTAAACGCTGGTCACAGCACTTGGTTTTCCCCCGTTGCATTAGTTATACCTTTTATTGCCCTCAAAAGGCTCCTACTTCGTTTTTGCCTCTTTATATCTGGCTCCCCTTTCCTTCTTTACCCCGCAATCCAGTCCGGTTGCGTTTATACCACTCTTCCCATTCCTTAAGCCTTTTTGGTGACATATCGTAATCATCTACACAACCACCATCTTCACATTTGGGGCACAAATCTACCTTATAATAGCCACTTTCCCAATCGCCGTCTATACCTTCCTCGCACTCTTCTGCTGGTCCACACCATCCACATTCGCTACAGATGGCAATGTCGGGTTTTGGCTCGGGATCAGGGTCCGGCTCGACAAGACCGAGAATCCTCTTTGTTTTCAGCAGGTCCGTCATCGCCCCTACCTCCGTTGGTAAGAAGTAACCTTAGCTTTATCTCCTTCTTGTGAATTTGCATGTCTATTAGGTGTTCTAGCTTGTCCATTTTCTATTTACCTTAATTTACATCCAAAGGCTTTCTCCCAACATTCTAGGAGTTCTTCTGGAAGTTTAAGCCCACGAATTATACTTGTAGCTTTTTGCCTCCTCTAATGTCTTGGGTGGATTGATCATGTGTTTTCCTCCATTTCAAGCCATTCATCGAATTTCCTGTTAAGAAATTCGACTATCTTCCCTGGCATTTTAGGGATGTGCTCATTATTTGCTATTTTTGGTAGTAGGTAGATAACCACCGCATTGTTAGTGGTGGGCAGAATAAGACGAATAAACCAAAGTATAACCACACATACCAACAAGATAATACTAACTGTTGCTGAATGTGAAACAATTAGGACATAACCGAGAATAGGGAAAGCCAGAAAAAACATAGTAAGCTCTAATAGTGTACGCAAATCATCCAGCTTTGAAATTATATAAATATGCCACCATTTTATTTTCATCTACTTGGACGATCTACATATTCGATTTTGTAAGTTTTCCCTAATATATTTACGGAGCCTGGTTTCATCTTTCTCCTTCCTCCGTTTTCTTGCGAGCAACCTTGACAAGCTCGACAAAAGGGTTTGATGTCGAAGAATCCAGCAATTTCTTGTAGTTCACCCATCGCGCAGCGTGGTAACCGAACATCCAAAATTTGTAGCCCGCAAGAGCCTTCCAGGCTTTTTGTTCAGCATCGGCCATGGCGGACAATATCTTCTTGCGGTTCATAACTTTCCTCGCCTGTGCTTTCCTCCTCAGCTTTTTAGGATCAATACAAATATATTCCCCCATCCTGGCCTGGGGGAATAGCCCGCAAGATAGTAGAGACCACTTCCTCCATTTACCGGCTTGTCTAGGGGTTAATAATATCTCCGTGCCAGGACCGGAGCGCCTTAGACGCTTAGTCGGCAAGTCGCCTAGATCCATTATATTGTAACGCACTTTCCTCATCTTCTATCAGATGGTCCACTTGGTGGATAACCAACATGACCTTTTCTTGCAACTCGTCAGTTTGTATTCTATCATACACCTCTTGGAGTACTGTCTTTATACCTCTGAGCCTTAATAGCTTTTGCATAGCGACTTTCCAACATAGCTGGTTGTGGTGGGGAAAGAAGTGCCTGCAACTGTTTCTGAATGGTGTTTTTTATAAGAGCTTCTTCCTCTTCGGTAGGGTCTTTGCCTAATCTCTGTACTACACTGTTGTATATATCCTCTGCTCGGTATATTTTTGCTGTTCGCAATATTCTTTCATCGGCTTTATCCAAGGCTGCATCCAGCTTATCCCGCATGGAAGCATTATCGTCTGTTACTATCCTCTTCGACCTTTGCTGGAATACTGTTCCGCATTTTTTAGTGCAGAACTTTCTTTTGGTCCAGGTTTGAATGGTTTCGCCTCTACGCCTGAAAAAAACTTTACCGCAACACTTGCACTCCTTCGCCTCCAGATTTTCCCCTCGAACACGCTGGAAAAGCTGTGGCTTAAAACATTCCTTCACCAATCGCTGACATTCTTCCTCGGTCATTTTGGTTACTCGGTCTTTTTGCGGGTTCTCCGTCTTGGTTTGGGTTTATCTTCTTTGGTCGCAATATCATCAGGGGTAACATAAAGAGCTGATGGCGACGTGTTCAAACCCGCCTCTTCTTTCACTTTGAGTTTTTCCTCGACGATTCTGTTTATCTCCCTCTCCAGAAGCAGGAAAGGAATAGGTGCTTTTTCCTCCGTTGCGGTTCTCTTCTCCAAATTGGCGACCTTTGCCTCTAAGTCTGCTAGGCGTTGCAAAATGCTGTCGATTCTATCCGGCATTTAATATCCCTCCATTCTTTTCTATTTGTATGTCATTCCATAGAACCAACTTTTCTGCCTCTGTAGGTTTTCTACCCTCCTTTCTTATGAACTCTGCCATCCTATACTCAAATAGTTCTTTGGCAGGTATATCCTTAACCTTCTTTTGTACTACCTGTGGGAAATATTTCCTGTTTTTCCTGACGTTTCCGTTAATACAATCGTGCAACAATCGTCTATTTGCAACGAATCCCGGAAATGGATAAACCGTGTCGTACCAGGGACTACTATACAAGATGTAGAAATAGTTGTCAATAGCTTTTTTTATCAATTCTTCCGTGCAGTTACGGAAAATCAGGAGGTAAGTGATGGCTATCTGGGATTTATATACCACAGCCGAATCTTTTATGCGGTGAATGGGAACCCGTTTGGTCCTGTCCGCCTTTTTGTTGTATTTGGATGCTTTGCTGTTCCAATGTTCCAATATACGATACGTTTCCTCCCCCGCCGGTTGTATTTTCTTTTCAAACAGTTTTGTACGCATATATATCAGCGGGCGATCATATTTGTGGGAAGACAGGTTATGGTGCGACAACCATTTTGACAAGGAAGCAGGTGTAATCTTTTTATTCTTTTCAATTGGTATATTTTTTCTGGTTTCTGGTATATTTTTTGCGGCGGGCTGTTTTCGTTTGGAATCCCATTTTCTTCTAGCAAGGGAGTTACCCTTTCCTTTTCCAAGGGAGTCTCCTTTTCCTGGTTCAAGAGAATCCACTTCCTTGAAACAAGGAGGAGAGAGAGAATTTTCGTGCACGCTTTCGCAAGAAAGCGTTACAGAGGAATCTATGATTCCTCTTAGCGTTTTTGGAAAAGGGAATGTGTACGAACGTAGTGAGTACACATTCCCTCCAAAAACGCTTTGTACTACGCCAGTAGTACAATTCTTAAACCGGGTGTATTTTTGCACCCGAGGTGAAAAATGTACCCCCTGCTCAGGTGTTGTTGTGCACCCCGTGACTTCCCTGCACCGTTGCTCATGGATTTTTCTATTAAATTCAAACAGTTTCAGCGTCGTGCTTCCTTCCTTGCCGTTTTGTCTCTGGTAGTCGATCAGCCAAAGTTCCCGTAATAATTGGGTATATTTTAGCACAAGGCGTTTATTTGCACCTGAGTAGGTCTCGCAAGTTCGCATCAGGCTACCGACGAACTTGCTGTTGAAGTCGCTGTCGATTTCACATAAGACGAGATAAATCCTGGAAAGATTGCTGGCGTCCTTCTTGCTGAAGTATTTGCGGAATAACCGAAGGACCCTTTTGTCCCACCATGCGTGTGGTACGTTTCGTTTACGTTGCTGTAATTGCTCTTTTGACATCTTCCCCTCCCTTTATCGAATTGCATGTGGTGAAAACTAGACCATGAATATCCTCGTCGTATTCCGATAGGTCTAGATAAGGGTATTGGTAGCCGTCGTCGGTCTCTCGATAACCGTATTCCAATACCCTGAGTTTCACAAGTTTATCCATATATTTTTTGACTTCCTCTCTTGGGATGCCTGTCAGCCTGGATGCAAGGTCGATTGGGTCTGGATGGTATTTTCGCTGAAGGTATTTTAATACGAGGTAGTAGTTGTCAATTTCGCACATGGTGAAATAGAAATAGATGATACTATTCTTATCCCGAATGTTGGTTCTATATCGTAAGTATCTAACTATTCGGGGGTCAAACCACGCAAAACCGGCATCACGTAGAAGAGCAGGATTTATTTGTTGCTCATATTCTTCCGGGGTTAATAATTCACGTTCGGGTGGGGGCATTTTATTCCTCCTTTGCCAATATGGCTGCGAGAGCCTTTTTCAGCTTTTTATATTCATCCTCCCTGTTTGCGAATATTGGTATATCTTTTTCAGGTTTTCCTGTTCGATAGACCGGAAGTCGAATGATTTTTGTCTTTATTCTAAACTTATGTTGCAGGTAGTACTGTATGAGGAGGTTTATCAGGACGTGTTTGGTTAATCCGTCTTGGCGTAGTTTTTTGTCCAGTTGTCTGATTTCATACTGTGTCAGCCTGAGCCATTGTCCTCTGAATCTGGTACCGGGTGGGTATATTTTTGTATAATCAACCCTACTCCTTCTTCCCTTTTTTATCTTGGTATCAGGTTCAACGGTTTGTGTTTCTTCGTCTTCTAGGATCAACCGCCGGTGTAATATCAGCTCATTGTTTAGATAATAGTCTAATAGTAGGTGGATGACCGTTAAAGCGGGTGTTGGTGAGGGGCACTCTTGTGTTGCTTTGGTTATGAATTTCTTTAGGATGTCTTCTGGTATCATAACTTTGAATTGTGAGGTGCCTATGCGTATGCCAGGAGACTTTTTCTTTTCTTTTTCATGGTAGACTTGTCGGGCATTTCTTATTGGTATCGAGAACTTTTTCTTCGTTTTCTGCATTTTTCTCGGCTTTCCTATATCATATAACTTTTAATTTCTTGACGTTGTTGTTTGATTATACTTAGAGTTTGTAGTACGATCCTTATGGAGTTTACATATGGATGAAATAGCCGTTGTTAAATACAGCATGACCAAAGAGAAAAAGTTCGGTAAGAAGCGAGGTGGAGATCCCATGTCTGAAATAGTAACTATACGCCCTGGGCTTATTCGTAGGAACCGTAGAGATTTTTCTGATCCGGTACCTATACGCCGAGTAGTCAATGATCGTCGTTCATCGGGCATAAACGCCGCTCGTTTGGAAATTACTGAAGCCATACTAAAAGACCTCGAAACTTATATTGTTAGAGGTTGTACCTTGCCGGAAGCCTGCCGGTTGGCGGGCATTCCGTACAACCGGTTCAACCGATGGAAAGAACAATACCCCGACTTTGAGGAGTTTGTCAAGACCTGTGAGGCCAAGGCGAAGTATGAGGCATTGGAGCAAATAAGTACAGCGAGGGAAGGGGGTGTTTGGCAAGCTGCTTCCTGGTTTTTGGAAAGAAAATACCCAGCCGAGTTTGGAAGAAAGGATATGACCCGTCATCAAATCGTGCATGAATATCAAGAGTTCATCAAGATCGTGTTGGAGGTTTTGAATGAGGTTGAGCCAGAGTTACGAGCGAGAGTCGTTGATCGGCTCAGGGATAAAAACATTACTATCGAAGATTAACATAGATTACAGCGCCGGTATCCCTAGAGGAGAAGAGTTTACCGCCCAAGTTTTGAAAGATGAGCAGGGTGGTAGGATAGTTAATGATGTGGTGCATAAAGAGTTCCATTGGTTTATCCAGGAATGTCTGGAGGAACATGGAATTAGACGTATGATGATTTTGGGTGCTTTTGGTCTGGGGAAGTGTTTTTGTCGTGGAACGAAGGTTTTGCTTTATTCTGGTGAAGTAAAGCCAGTTGAAGATGTAAAGGTTGGCGATTTGTTGATGGGAGATGACAACACCCCCCGCAAGGTGCTTTCAGTAGCTTCTGGAAGAGAAGAAGCATATAGAATTGTGTTATCTAATGGTGATTTTTATGAGTGTAATGAGTCTAGTATCTTGCCCGTTATAGTTTCATCTAGGTATAGTAGTTATAAGAAGGGAGACAAGCTGGAAATATCCCTCAAAGACTACCTTGAGTTGCCGGATTGGGTCAAGGAAAGTTGTTTGAAGATGTATAAAGTTCCGGTAGCTTTCCCAGAGAATCTTGAGATGCAAACACCACCTTATGACTACGGTGCCGCATTGGGCAAGTCTATCTCTGCATTCGAGTTGGTAAATATTGATGTTGCAAAGGAGTATCTAATCAATAGTGAGGATGTTCGTCTACAGTTTTTAGCTGGATTATTGGATACTATTGGTGGGTTTAGTAACTCTGGTCATTATTTACTTACTGTCAGGACCTATTCACTTAAAGAAGATATTTTGTTCCTGTGCAGATCTTTGGGTTTCAGAGTGCATCTTAGGACTAAGAAGATTAAAGGACTGGATAATTATACTATTACAATAGGTGGTGATATTCACAGAATCCCCTGTAAAATTAAGAAAGCCCCTGAAAAAACAACAAAAACCAATCCTCTTGTCTTTGGGTTTGAGGCTATTCCCATAGGAGAAAAGGAATATTTTGGCTTTACCTTGGATAAAAATGGATTATTTTTGTTACATGATTTTACGGTAGCCCATAACACCGAGCAGATTTCTATAGGTTACGTGTTGGAGTGCATTGCCCGGAACCGAAATGTGCGGATTAAGATGGTTAGCAATACTGATGATAATGCTACTGATAGAGTGCGGGCGGTAAAGAATTATATAGAAAATGACGAGGATTTCCTACGGATAGCGCCTCATATAAAGAAGACAGCGATTTGGGGAAACAGCAAGTTTATTGTTTCCCGTGAATCGAGATCGAAAGATGGTACATTGGAGGCTTATGGTATTTTTGGTTCTGCTATTGGTGGGCGTGCCGATATGATTGTATTTGACGACCCCCAAGACTTAAAAACTGCTGTTTTGGAACCTAGTAGCAGAGAGAAGTGCATTCAGGTTATTGAGAGTGTTTGGCTTTCACGTTTGGTGGAGAATGGTGTGGCTATTATTCTAATGAATAGGTGGCATGAATACGATGTTGCTAGGTGGGTGATGTCCAATCCGGATTGGGCTTGGTTGGCCATAAGTGTTGATGATAGTTACCGTCATTTAATAGTAGAGAAAAAGATAGGAACTGAGTACGACAAATATAAGATACCACCGTGGAAACCCCCGGACTATTTTGCACAAAAGCGGTCGGATTTGGGAGACCGAGCCTTTAAGAGAGGCTATCAGCTTGTGCCTTACTCCGACGAAGAGATGTTTTTCCCTTCTTTTGTCAAATGTTGCCATTTTAATGCAAACAGACAACAGAGAATACGTTCCCTGATTAAGACTAGGGATCATGTTATCGTTTGTGGTTTGGACTATGCCTCGACAAAACGTCCTGGTACTTGTTTGGTCACGGTTTTAGCAGAGAAAAGAAGCCAGCAACGTCATCTAGTTGAGGTTGCTATCATGTCGGATGCCTCCAGGTTGGTGGAGCATATTATTAGGGTTTATACTCGGTACGGTATAGATTTGCTCATGGCTGAAAATAATGCTACACAGGATTTGATAACCGATATGCTACAGGCGTTTGGTCAAATTCGTGGCATAAACATTAAGGGATTTTACACGGGCAAGAACAAGGCTGACCCCGATATGGGACTTATATCCCTGGAAAATGAGTTTGAGAGAGGGTTATGGAGCTTCTATTTCGATTTTGACCAACCCCGAATCGAGGATGAGAAGAAGGACCCGTATACAAGGTATTATTACGAAATGAGGGATTACCCCTTTTGGGAAACAACAGATTTGGTCATGGCAACCTGGTTTTGCAGGCAAGGAATTGATTATCTATTTAGGCAAAAGGTGGTGCCTCGTATTTATTGAGGAGTGGGGGGATGAGAGGCAAACATTTGCTTATGGATTTGTATGGATGTAAGCCGGTGTTTGTAACTCAGGATGTTGGTTTTTTGCAAGATGTCTTGCGGAGTGTGATAGCTTTGGCTGAAATGACTCTTATTTTTATGCCACAACCGGTTATCTACGAAGACTTTGATTCAACTTTTGGTTGGGGTGTTTCCGCTACAGCTATTTTGGCAGAGAGTCATGTAGCTATTCATACGGCCCCCTCGGTGATGAACAGTGTGTTTTTTGATATGTACAGTTGCAAGGATTTTGATGATAGTATATTATACTCGAAAGTTGTTGATTTTTTCAACCCGGATTTTTTGGAGTGCAGGGTAATACCAAGAAATAGATTTTTACAGATGTCAAGAGGAGGAATGGTTTATGGGGATTATCAAAGACATGGATGCGAGGAAAGATATTGTGGTTTTGCGGGAGAAGATGGCAACTTTACAGGCGAAAATAGAGGAGATAGAGAAGCGGTCTGCTAAGAGTTGTAGTTGTGGGTCTACTGATGCAGTTAAGGGTATCAGGAAGATGTTGTTGGAATTGGAGCGAGAGCTTGGATTTTCACGGGATGAATATGATATACTTGATAGGAAGATACCCCCTGACTCGGCTTTGGGGCGATTGCAGTTGCAGATTGATTCTTTGGTTGAGGTTTTGGATTTGGAAGAAACATGGGCTGGTGGTAAACTAAGATATGAGAAGAAGGGGTGATAGTTAGGAAAGTGAGGTAATTTTATGCCGAGAGGAGCACCCGCTTCATTGCTATCTAGGGAAGGTATAGGAGAATTGGTAACAACACGAAGAAAGTCGTGGGCAGAGTTGCGGACTTTTTTTGAGAGGGAACGTGCGCTGTCTACCGGTCGGGATTACAAGCGAAATCCCTCTAAACAACTGGATGAATATAGAGGGTGGGTATATAGTGCTGTTGATTGTATTGTGGACCGTTTGTGCTCTTTGAGCTATACTTTCAAAAGAGAAGATACCGGCGAGGTTATTTCACCTTTTGACAAACGTTATCATGCTATATTGAAACCGATAATCAAACCGAATGAGTATATGAGCCTAAAGTTTTTGATGCAGTTTTGTCAGACTCAATTGGATTTGTGTGGAAAGGCAGCTATCCTGAAAGTAAGAAATGCTTTTGGTAAGCCTTGGGAATTATGGCCGCTGGATATGAATGATTTCAGGCGTATTGTTTACCCACATAGACGGCAAGCTGGTAGGATTGTACCACCTGTGGGTTTCGAGTTCAGGCTTGGTAACAAGTTAGTTCTCATCGAGTGGAAGGATATTATATGGTTGCGATATCCAAGTCCTCTTAATATGTGGGATGGTTTCTCACCGATTCGGGCGCAAGCGTATACTACAGATATTGATTACTACCTTGAAGTTTACGAGCGGGGTTTCTTTAGAAATTCGGCTCGGGTGGATTTTGTGATTGAAGGGGAAAATCTTACTGAGGAAGACGCCAAGCGGTTGAAGCAAGAGTGGGTAAAGAAGTATGGTGGCCCAAAACGGTCATATGAGCCTGCTGTACTTACTGGCGGTATTAAGATTGTTCCTATAACAATGACCAATAAGGATTTTCAGTTTTTGGAGCTGGCACGTTGGACCAAGGAACGTATTTTGAGTGCTTACCGTGTGCCAGAGGGCAAGTTGGGTTTATTCCGTGATATCAATAGAGCCAACCAGAAAGGGATAGATATAGCATTTAATGAAGGTGCCATTTTGCCTCGGGCACGTTTGTGGGAGTCGGAGTTGACCTATCAGCTCATTTGGGCTGATTTTACGGAAAAGGTCTCCATTGAGTTTGAGAATCCAATTCCTAGAGATAGGGAGGCAGATCTGAAAGAGTTGCAATTACGTAGTGGTAAGGGTATGGTTCCTATCAATACTATAAATGAGTTGCGTAATTGGTGGGATGGTTCTCCGTCTATAGCAGGAGGTGATGCAATTTTGGTAAATCAGAATCTTGTACCTATTACGAGTGTTGTTGGGGAGAATGGAGAGGGTGATACGGAGTCAGGTAATGAAAAACCTCCAGTAACAGACGATGATGATAAGCCCGGTCAGACGGACGATGATCCTGAATATGATCCTGAATATGATCCCGGCGGAGAGGAGTCTGATAAAAAGATACTGGATTGGGAAAAAGCGCTGGCACCTTTAGTTGGAAAGTATAGAGAGGCAATAAGCAAAACCAAAGGGTGGTCAGTTGCAAAGGTGGAAAATTATTTGAGAGGTTTAGAGCTTGATGTGAGTGATGGGGTGAAGAGAATTTTCGAGAACTGTGTGCTGAAGGATTATCCAGAGGTTAAATTTAAGCAAGCGGTAAAGGCATATCTTATTTTGACGGCAGTAAGGCGTAAAAATTAACACATTGAAGAGAGTAGGAGGTAAATAATGGCATACAGGGTTAAAGCCAAGGACGAAAATGGAGCTGAGCGGAATGTTGTCATCAACGGCAAAGAGGTATTGGGTTTTGACGTTTCACCTGATCTAGTTGAGATTAAAGAAGTTGACGAGGAAAACAGGTCATTTTTGGCTACGGCGGCGTCGGAGGCACCGGATCGGATATACGATATTATTCGTATAGCAGGGATTGATCTTACTGACTACGAGAAAAATCCTGTTGTTATGTGGGCACATGAGTACCGTGCTCTTCCGTTGGGCATTTCTCTGGAGACTATCAAACGCCCTAGAAAGAAGGTACTGGAATTTCGGCCAAATTTCGATGACCATGAGTTTGCTGAAAAAGTTTATCGCTCTTATCTGAAGAAGATAATGCGTGGTTTTTCCGTTGGCTTGCTTCCCATTGAGATGGAGAAGCGACAAGATATGACGGAAGAGGAAAAGGCACAAGCTGGGTATTTTGGTGGTTGGGAAATCAAGAAGTCGTCTTTGTTGGAGATAAGTTGTGCTCCTATACCAATGCACCAGGATGCTTTGGCGCAAATGAAGGCGGTAGGTTTTCCAATGGAACTTCTGTCTCCAGCCGATTTAGGTTTTGGTAATAAGGAGAAGGCATTGGATGACGGAAGTTATTGGGTTCCTGTGGAAGACACCATGCTGTTTTTCAATCATAAGACCATCCCCTTGGATGATAAGGTAAATGCTATTGTTGCTGATCCTCTTGGTGCTAGTGGGAGTGGACGCAATCTCTCCAAGGTGGTTGGTTATCTCTTTTCCAAAGATATGTCTGAGGAGGAGAGGGCTGAATGGTTGTCTTCCTTTGGGGTTAGCGACCGTAATGTTATGATTGTTGCCTCTGATACGAATGTTTTGGAGCTGTCGGCAGAAGAAATAGGTTTAGTCAAAGGTATTTGCGGTTCGTCATCGTTGCCTTTGAGTGATAAGTCTTCTTGGGATGGCGATGCAGCCAGGAAGAGAATGTGGGAAAAGGGATTATCCACTTTTAAGAAAGGGCATGTATGGCAAAAACCAGATGAGAATCCGGAGACAAAGGGAGCCTATTCTTTACCCTTTGCGGATATAATTGATGGCACTTTAACTGCTGTTTGGGGTGGTGTTCGTGCGGCAATGGCTGCGGTACATGGTGCTCGTAATGCTCCAGAAGGAGATAGGAGAAAACAACATAATTTCCTTGCCAAATATTATAGACGTTTTGGTAAGGAACCGCCAGAGTTCAAAACATATACTGATGAGGAATTACATGAAATTTTTGGTATTGACACTTCTGATATAGATAAACAAAATTCCACTGACGGTGACCACCAAGGAACGGCGAATGACATGGAACCCATTGTTAATGTTGTGAGGGAGGAGTTGACCGAGTTGTTTAATACTTTTAAGGAGGAAGTGGTTACAGCTATCAGAGCTTCATTGGAGGAAACTTCTGCTTCTTCTAGAGAACCAAATATCACTCAAGGAGCCGACGAGGGTGACGCCACTTTTGTGCAGGCGGTGGGTGAGTTGGTAGCTAAGTTGAAAGAGGATAAGGATACTCCGGTGATACCAGACGATCTCTCCCAGGAAGATATAGTAAAGCTCTCTGAAATGGTGGCGCAATCGCTTGGTGCCACTTTGGGTGATGCTATAGCTTCTACGGTGGAAGAGAATCTGAAGAGTTATGCTGGTATCATTGACGACTAATATTATATTCTACTAGGAGGTTTTAATATGGACAAGGAAAAATTGATGAAGCAACTTCAGGAGATTAACGAGGAGATCGTCAAGCGTTATATTGGTAGCGATGAATTTACTAATATGATCAACAAGCGCATCCAGACCTTTATGGAGACTTTGCAAAAGCAGCTCCAGGGGGACTCAACTGCTGGTGCGATTGCTGATGCACAGCCTTCATCGCTTCCATTCGTGCAGGCGACTCTTCCTTACGCCAACGTCCGAGGAAATCTGATTGTTACACGCCAGGGGTCCGTATTGGATATCACCAAGAAGACTCCGTGGGTGCAGGTTTCCAAGGAAGTGCAGGATTGGGCCTCTGATTTTCTTCAGTACGTGCAGAGTCGGGGGCGAGTTGTCGGTAAGACTCTTCAGGAAAGTGAGGACCCGAGTGGTGGGTATCTCGTACCGGAAGAGTTTAGGGCAACTATCCTGATGTACGATGCAGAACCGGCTATTGTTTGGCCCAGGGCTACTGTGTGGCCGATGGCGACCGATAAGCTGGGTATGCCGAAGTTGGCGCAGTCTCCTGATGGTATTGAGAATGACGACTATGACCATTTTGCGGGTGTAGCGTTTACCTGGACTGATGAAGGTGGTTCCAAGACCGAGACGGAACCTGACTTCGAGTTCATTGAGCTTATTGCTCATGAGCTTTCTGGGTATACCGCTATCACTAACACTCTTATGGACGATAGCCCAATTAACCTGATGAACTTCTTGACCACTTTGTTCAGGGGTGCATGGGTATGGCAGACCGACAAGGCATTTATCCGTCAGGATGGTGCCAATAAGCCGTTGGGGGTGACCAAAGACCCGAGTGTGTTGTCTGTGAACCGGAATACTGCTTCCACGGTGAAATATGCCGATCTGCTGAATATGGTTAAGAAGCTCCCCTCGGTATTTGACGCTGGAGCCGTTTGGTTCTTCAATAAGGAAGTCCATGCTGCTATTCGTAATGAGCGTGATAACAACAACGCTTTGCTGTTGCAGCAAACTTACGATTCGGCGGCTGGTAAGATGATTGAGATTCTGCTGGGCTACCCTGTAGTCAAGTCCGACGGCAAGACTTATCCGATGGGGACTAAGGGCGATGTCATTTTGGGCAATTGGGCCTACTATTATATTGGTGACAGGCAGGAGTTCAGGTTGGATACCAGCGAGCATTATCTGTTCCGTAGCAATAAGCTCGCAATCAGGGTAGCCAGCCGTCTGGATGGTCAGCCAGCGATTCCAGAGGCTTTTGTGGTTCTGGATGACGTGGCTTCCGCCAGCTAATTGAAAACTTCTTTATAACGGAGGTGGATTCTAATGAGTGCAAAGCGTGATATGACCAATAATACGCTGGTGATTCCTTTTGTTACCCATACCACGCACCAGACCAACACCGGCATCTTGACCAGCAATTATGATACGATGCGTGGTGGAGCCAACCCGACGAGGATGTTGCTGATTTTGCTGATGTCCAGTTGGGGAAGCGGTGGCTCGGTTACTGTGCGGGTACAGGATTGTAATACCAGCAACGGTACTTTCTCTACTCGGGCAACTTTGGGGGCTGCCAACCAGTCCACCGGGCAGACTTGTTTTATGGCGGAGGTGAGCGATTTTCGCCGGTTTGTCCGTCTCAGCTATGATGTGACTGGTGCAGCTTGTACCCTGTCTATCATTGGTATTTGTCAGCGTGGGCGAAAGGAGCCGGTGACGCAGTATGATGCTGTTGGCAAGCTGTCTGTGTCCCAGACGGTTGCTCCTGAAGCCTCGTAATGTTCCCCCTCTTTCCTTCCCTACCTGTACGCTTTTGTACAGGTAGGGAAGTTCATATATAAGATTACAGCGAGACCAGAAAAGGAGAAAGCAGATGGCTGTTAAGGTTAAACTGACAAAACTATCTTTGATTAGACGGTATAGAAAATCTGTATTGGAAGTAAGTGAGGCGGAAGCCGCCCGGATGATCGGATCAGGGCTGGCTGTAGCAGTAACTTCTTTTGATGGACCACCGGTTAATAAACTGGTAGCTTCTCCTGGTATTAAGAAAGAAGTAGCAGAAATAAAGGAGGCTGATACCGCAGAAAACCCTACTGGGAAAGCGGAGGAACCTCCGAAACCTCCGCAGAAAAACAAAAAGAAAAAATCGAAGAAGTCAAGGAAGAAAGTCAAGGTAAATATCCAGTAGCACGTTGGTCTCCTTCTTTACCCTATGCACTTTGTAAGGTTGGTTGGATACAGGACGCTGAGGTATTAGGTGGTGCTGAATTATCCAATCTACAGATAATCAAACGAGGTCTGGAGTTAGGTTTTGCTATTAGGGTTATAACTCCGGACAGTTTTGATCGTGACTGGATTGCCATTTCTGACTTTCTCATTTTCAATAACTTTTATACCTTTCCATCAAATCTTTGGCATTATTTGTTGCAAGTCATTTGGGAGTATAGGAAGCCTTATGTAATATATTCTCATGATCATCGGGATATATATGGTGAGACTGCTAGACTCTCTTTTGCATGGCGTTGGTTTAAGCATTCCTTCTTGAATGTCTTTATTTCTCCGGCACATTATGCCAACTTTAAGAAATGTTTAGGCAGTGCTGCCGAGCCGCATTTTATCTTACCCCCACCGATAGACACCGAATTTTTCTACCCCAGGGAAGAAGTTACTAGGAAACCAAAGACTGTTGTTAATCTTACCGGTAGATTGGTTAGCAGTAAGGGTCTGATGAATGTTTATAAGTGGGCCGCAGCAAACCCTGACTATAAGGTAAATGTTTATACGAAGTATGCCGAAGGTACCAGCGGTAAGGTTTTGGAGACTAAGAATAATATAACTATCCATAAACCTGTACCATATGCCCTTTTGCCGTATATCTACTCTGAACATGAGTATGTGTTACATCTTCCTGAAGATTGGGAAGCGGCGGGGAGGACATTGGTAGAGGGTTTATTGTGTGGTTGGACATTGGTAGAGGGTTTATTGTGTGGTTGTATCCCGATTTGCAATAGTAAAGTAGGAGTTGCTAGTTTCGCACCGGATCTATTGTCATACGGTCGTGAAAATCTGGCTGTGATTTTGGAGGAAGGACAGTATATTTTTTGGTACAATATTTATCGGTATTTCCAGTTATTGGAGGAAAGATAGATGCGGAAAAAGCTGTTGATTGGGGTATTCGTTGGTGAGTTAGGTTGGGAATATCTACGTTATCAAGGATATTTTAGACGCTATGCGAGATTAAATTGTTTCAAAGAACAGGGGGATGAATGCATCGCTTTTACGTATTTTGGGCATGAGCTTTTTTATCACGATTTTTGCTCCGCTGTTTTTTCACATGAATCTTGGTTAGATGGAAGAAGAGAGATAATAGGACCACCACATGCTTTTGGGCATATGCAAATGTCCTCAGCAGTATATGATTCTCTTTGTCAGTATATTTTGAATGTTGTGTCTCATTATTATGACCATGCACAATATGATATAGAGTTTGTAAAACATCCGCTGGGTGTTGCTCATAGGGCGAATTACTTTTTGCAGGACTTTGTTGAGTTTTCGGTAAGTGAAAAAGAAATAATGTCGATTTGGATACAGTTGGAAAAGAAATATCTTATACCTGACGCACAAATTGTATGTGTTTTTCCCAGGATGAAAGGTGATAAAAGGGATTGGGGAGCCGGTAACTATGAGAACCTGATAGAGAGTTTATTGGGGTACGGTTTTGGGGTTGTTATTTGTGGGCATCCGCAACAGTCATTTTGTACGGATATGGAAACAAGATATGGGCTGTTGAATCTTACGGAGTTTCCAAGGCGTTATATTTTACCTCTTACTATTTGTGCTTTGGCGAAGAGTGCTTTCGCCTTTGGGGGACAAAGTGCCCTTCCACTTATTTCTTTAGGGCAGGGGGTACCAACAGTTATGTGGGGGTGCGAGCCTAGGCGTCATAGCCAGATTTATAATTGGAGGAAAACCGCTTGTTTATTTTTGCCTTCCCAGCAGTATGATATTTCCCCCAAAGAGGTATTAGGGGCTTTTTTCGATTGGAAGGATGGTGTTTCCCGAGATGATAGACTCTCCCCTTTCCATCTCCTTGATGCTTCATTGCTTAAAGAAGGGGAAATTTTACCCAATGAAAAGGTGAAAAGATGAAGCCGAAGATTCTTATGGTAGCGGATGTTAAAGGTTGGGCTTGGTGGTATAAGGCGCAACAGGTAAAAAAGCACCTGGCGAATGAGTTTGATATTGATATTGTATGTGTTGTTCAAGAAGGGGCATTGCCGAAAGAACTGGCTTCCAAATATGATTTATTTTTTACTTTTGCACCGAAATATTTGAAGATGCTTAGCAATATAGGGGTGCCAGTCAAGAAACGTATTTCTGGAATAACAGCTCATTTTTTGGGATTAGAAGATGATCTTCTACGCTTTCAGAATCATGTTGTTTACTTTCATGCAAATAGCCCTGCTTTGGTAAAAATTGCAGAGAGGTATTATCGTCATGTTTTTTACGTACCGAATGGTGTTGATGAGACCATTTTTTATCCCACCAATAGAAAGCCGAAGGATGTTTTTATTGTGGGTCACGTAGGGAAACCTACTGCAAGGAAAGGTTTTGACTCGATAATTATGCCTGCTTTCGAGAAGGCGTTTTCCGGTGGTAGATCGGTAGCAACATTGAAGGTTAACCAACGACGATATTATAATGCTTTGTCCCAGCCGGAGATGAGAGAATGGTATCAGGATGTAGACGTTTTGGTGTTTGCCAGCGATTTGGATGGAACTCCCAATCCGATGTTGGAGGGTGGCGCAATTGGTATTCCTTCTATAATAAATTGTATAGGAAATGCAGAGGAATTTATTAGCGATGGGGTAAATGGTTTCCTGATGCGGGAAAAGACGGTAGATGCTTATGCGGACAGATTACAATGGTGTTTTTATAACAGAGAGCAATGTTGGAAAATGGGGGAAGAGGCAAGAAAGACGGTATTGTCCAGTTGGACTTGGAAACAGAAAGTAGAGAACTATAGGAATATGTTCAGAGAGATTTTGTCGGAGGAATAAGATGCCAATAATTAGAGAGCACGTTCACGATGGAACCGTTTGTTATATTGAGCCGGAGTCTATTCCGTATATTGAAAAAGTGTTGCGTGAGTTCAAACCACAATTGATTATTGAGTTGGGCACAGCTTTTGGTGGTTTTACCAAGTATCTTTGCAATTGGTTTCCTTCCACTCCTATTTATACTGTAGATGCCTTTTTATACGCCTCGAAAAAGGACTTGGCGTTATTTAGGAAGAGAAACGTTACTTTGTTGCTTACTGCTCAGTTGTTCGAGGGGGAAATGACCATTCCGCTTCTTTGCTCTTTGCCTCTACGTAAATTTCTGTTCTGTGATAATGGGCAAAAGGATATTGAGGTTAGATTATTTGGTGGCTATCTGCGCCCAGGTGATTTGCTGGCTGTACATGATTGGAGTGATTATAAGCAACGTTTGGAGGGGGCTTTTGAGGAGTTTGTTGCCCATCCCATCAATAAAGTTTTGAAAACGGAAGTCGATTCGGATGTCCGCTTTTTCTATAAGAAAGATAGGAGTGGTACTAGGGTTAAACCGGTAAACAAAACGGAGCATATATGGGGAAAATGATGCCTTGTGATATAGTTGTTTCTGTGACCAAAGGATATTTTTTGTATTTGCAAATCCTTCTGGAGAGTTTTAGCAAAAGCAATCCAGATTTTTCCGGTTGTATACATATTCTTATGTATGACGAAGACGACTGGTTTCTCTCGTATTTGCGATCATGTAAACTTCCTTATGAGATCCATAAAAGATTTTTGGGAAATGCTGTTACCAGCAAGAAGGCAACTACAGCTATGCTGGAGCGGTTTTCCTTTGCATCTGATTTGAAGAGACCGGTAATGCTGGTGGATGCTGACACCATTTTTCTAGGTAATGTTAATATGTTCTTCGATATTGCGGGTTTGGGTTATATTGTTGGATGTGGAAATGGGAAGGATATAGAGTTTGGTTTTGGTTGCAAAGCTAGTAGATTCAAATATGGGAGACCTTTTTGTTATCCTGTACCGAGCAACATACCGGAGGTGGGGGGGAAGTGCAACTATAGAACGATTGCATTGCCTTTGTTTTTAGATCCTGTAAGGTATGGTTTTTTGTTGAAGGACGTATATGATTATTATTTTTCTCAGGATGAAGACAGAAAGCTCGCCGAGTGGGTTATCTTGCAGGCACTTTTGGTTAAACACGACTTAATAGATAAGATTTTGCTTTTACCATCACATCGAACATCAAATAGTTATCATTTTATGGTGAACCCATTGTCTGGTGTATATAAGTATAAAGAGAGGTTTTTATCATCTGCCGGAGGTGATGTGCTTATATGTCATGGCCGGGTGCTAAGCGGTTTTTGGTGGAATGAAAGTATGGAAGCGATGAGGAATTTCTTTAGACTTTTTTCCGATGAAGATTGGTTTTTGCAAATGTGGAAAGATAATGCCCAACAGTTGCGAAATATTGTCGGTAGTTACAGGAGAGATTGATTATGTATCCTCTCATACAGGTTTTTCGTGGCAGTGTTAGTAGACCGTGGCAATTGAAAAGAACAACTCCGACTCTCTTTGATAGATTTAAGTATGCTGGAAAGATTGAATATCATTTAGTTGAAAGTGTTTTTGTCGATGAGTTGTCGGAAGAATGTCTTGAGTACGCAACATCGCAAGAGTATATCACTCATGTTATAAAACCACAACGGGGCTATGGTTATGCTATAAAATGGTTTTTGGATAATATGTGCACAGCCCCATATATGATAAATTGGGAAGATGATTATGCTGCTGTGACAGATATTCCTCTGACCGAATGTGTTGAGTTGATGGAGACATATCCTCATATAAATCAGATATGTTTTAATAAACGTAAAACAATGTCTTATAAGTGGGCGAGACCTGGTCATGGTAGAGAAGATTTTAAGTGGCAGAAGGAACAGAGGGAATTTCCATTGACTGATGGAAGGATGATACCTCTAGTAGTGAAGGAGAAATGGTGGTTTGGTCCGGCTATTTGGCGAGTTTCCTTCGTCAAAGATAAGTTTGTTGGTTTTAGAGAACGAGTACACCACCGATTCAATGATGAAGTGTTGTTTCCTTTATTTGGTCCACGCCGTTTGCCTGATGGTTCTCCTTATGTTCCAACACCTACTGAGGTAGAAGAGGTCATTGGTTGTTATATTTATGGGAGACATAAAGATCCTCCTATGTCTAGGCATATGCAGGAGGGGGATAGTATCTGGAAAAAGGAACTTCTAGATAAATGGCGGGCAGAGGGGAGGAAGGTATATTTATGATTATTGATCTTTTGGTTACGTCTGCAAGTCGTCCTGCTCTTCTGGAGAAGACACTCACTTCATTTTCGGGTAATGTGGAGTTAACACAACATTACTTTCGTGGCTTATTGCATGAGGATATATTAGAAGAGGAGCCATCCAAACAAATTATTGTGTGGGCATCTAGATTTTCCTTTTCTGTGGTTGAACACCATCAACCACATATTGGTTTAGGGCCAGCTATTGGTTATATGCTGGATAATTTTGTCACTTCAAAATATTTGTTTTATTTGCAAGATGATTGGGAGTTGGTACGCCCATTGGATTTAGATTTGGCTATAGATTATATGGAAAAATACCCAATGATAAATCAAATTCGTTTTAATAAAAGGAAAACAATGCCTTTTGTCGGGGATAACCCTAAGAAAAGATGGTATAAGAAAGAGGTTTTATTTGGGGATAGAATTTTTACTGTGTCACCGCATTGGGTTTTGAATCCGGCTCTATGGCGAGTTGATTTTATTAGTGACAAGTTTGTTCCTTCTTACGAGTTCTGTAACTGGCGTACCAATGATGTTTTGAAACAAGGAAAAGGGCCAAATGAAATAGATGCCGACTGGATTGCGGAAAATATGGGTACTTTTATTTGGGGTGGTATTGGTGAACCGCCCTTTTTCAGACATCTTGGGCATGGTCAAAGCGCATTAACAAAGACGGGCCAGGAGCGCCAGTATTATAGGAGATAGTGAGAGATGGGCGACGGATCAGGGGATTTGCAGAAAATATGGCATGTATATGTTGGTAAACATATTGTCTCCGGTTCTGTTTTGGATGTTGGGGCCGGATTAGGCAAGAGTAAAGGAAGATTGCTTATTGGTGCAGATGAAGTTGTTACTCAGGATATTGATAGGGCAAGGATGTTAGATGTTGATGTTATTTGCCCATTAGAAGAGATAACAGAAATTTTTGATTATGTTACTGCTTTTGATGTTATTGAGCATGTACCTCATCCGGTTAGCTTTTTGACGCATATGTGGAAGCGTTCCAGGAAAGGTATATTTGTCACTACCCCAAATGCTGTAGTTTACCCTCATCCTTGGCATTTTACTCCTGCAAAGTTTGCTCTTCTTTTATCTGGTTTTGTTAGAGACAGACAGGAGGCCGAGCGGGTTGTTTTTGCTTACTTCTGTCGTTGTAAGACAGAGCAAGAGGATATTATAATTGAATCCACGTGGTCGGACTTTCTTCGAGCTGACTCCCCGATTGTTGGGTTGGGTGTATTGGTGCAGAGGAGAGAAAATGCGTGACTTTTACCGTATTTTGGTCTTATCTAAATTTCGCAATTACATCTCTTATTTTTCACATGGTGTTATTGAGGGAGCAATACGCAACGGCTGGCGTGCCAATTGGGTTGAGTTGCAGAAGCTAAATGATGCCGCCAATTATAAGGAGCATTGCGAGTCCATTTTGGAGCAGATAGTGCGCTATCGACCTCATGTAATTTTCTGCAATGGCATTTTTGGGGAAGACTCAGAAGCCTTTCCGGGAATATTTGATGTGCTTCTTAAAATCAGGAAAAGATTTGATGATTGCAAGATTGTTTATCATATGGGTGATCCGAGAAATGAACCTAGGTATAGGAATGACATTTCCAAACTAGTTGATATAGCTCTTTGTAATTTTGGTGGTGAGCTATTAGAGAAATTCTCGGATATTTGGAAAGTTCCTTGTTATCATTGGCCCTACGCTTGCTGGCAGTTTCCCCGATATGTAGAGAAAGAAAAGAGATATGATTTATTATATTTGGGTAATGTGTCAGAACACCCTCGTTATAAGGACCGCACTCCATTTGTTCATTATCTTTTGGATAATGCTTCTATGGAAGTGAGAAGATTTCCTGATGAAGAAATAGGCAATACACGCTTCTTTTTGGAAGATATTGTTCCCTATGCTAGAGGGTTATTGAGTTTAGCAGCCACTTATGATCTACCTTACTACATAGATGCCCGTCCTTTTGAATATCTTGGTTTTGGGGGTTTGGTTTTTCGTCCAATGTCTGCTGGTTTGACGGATATTTTTGTACCTTTTTATCACTTTATTCCTTTTGATTTTATCCCCGGAGAGCATAAGTATACTATGAAGTCTTTGGAGGAAGTATATTATGAATACACGACAGTGAAGCGAGATCAGGCGGAGAAAATACGAAGACAAGGTTTTGAGTATACCCAAAATTATCATAATTATAGGATGCGAGTTAGAGATGTTATTTTGCTTTTGGAAGGAGTAATAGAGAGGCCCCTCGTCTACTTGTCTGATTTTGACTTTTGATGATTGGAGGTTGTGGGATGCAACCAAAAAGACCCATACGCCTAGCTTGTTTAGGAGATTGGTCAAATTATTTTAGCTATTTTCTGTATGGGAGCCTGGAGGGGGCTATATTAAATCAGTGCTGGTTTCGTCCTATTGATATACGCTCTCCAGTGAAGGTTATAGTGCGAAATATTTTGGAGTTTCGTCCAGACATTCTTTTGGCGCATATGTTATTTTCTGAAGGAGTACGACCTATCCCGGAAACATTGGATTATTTGGCGACGGTTCGCAAGAAAGTAGGTACGCGAGTTTTTTATCATTTGGGTGATGCCAGAACAGTTCCCCGTTATGCAGGTGATATCAGTATGGCAGTTGATGGTTGTTTGGTTAACCAGACCAACTTGACTCCTTTTGAAGAAATATGGAAAGTTCCTTGTTACCATTGGCCCTATGCTGCATTTAAGCAGGCTAGAATTGCTGGGAAAGTGAAGGAGTTTGAGCATCCACTTATATTTACCGGTAGGCTAAGTGACAAGGGGATACATAGGAACAGGACCATTTTTATTAGGGAACTCCAGCGCCTAATGCCTGTTAAAGTATATCCAGATGAGAAGTATCCAGATACAAAGCTATTGACAGCGGAAATTGCAGCTTCAGCAACAGCAATCCTTGGGGTTTGTGCCGGATATGATATTCCTGGTTATGCTGATGTGCGTCCGTATCAGTATCCTGGGGCGGGGGGTGTTTTGTTTCAACGGTATTATTTGGGATTGGAAGAGATTTTTCTGGATGGTAAACATATGATCTTCTTTTATGATGATGATCCAAGTAACTTCGAGGAGCTTTATAATAAATGGGTGTTTGGCGAGTTTTCGTCTCTTCTCTCTTCAATACGGCAGGAGGCTTTTTCTTTCCTTCAGAGATATCATACTTATGCCAACCGAATAAAGGATGTTTTGAATATTGTTTATTATGGCGTGCCCCCAAAGATAAAACTTGCGGATCTGTAGGAGGAGCGAATGCAGTTGGAGCGTATTTATGAAAAGTTAATGATACCAGAGACCGAAGATCGTGTTATTTTGGATGGAAAAGAATATTCAGCCAAGGTTGGTAAGCATAGCATTTGGATTCCTGAATTGGAGTTGAAGTTGCCATTTCAGTATAACGGCCATTTTGTTGAATATTACCATTGGTCAAGAGGGCAACATGCAGAGCGAATAAAAAATTTTACCTTTGGAACGGAACTCCCTTATGCCATGTCTTCTCTCTATAATATTGTTGAGGAATGGGCTATTTTTTACTTGCTGGCAAAACGGAAGTTGGCTCCTCCAATTGGTGGTTTTGTCTTCTTCAAGAATATACTTTCCACTTTTCCAAAAGACGTCATGCGTTGTGACCCAAAGGGCGGATATGGTTTTTTTATGAGAGATGCTTCCAAGTTGGATAAGAAATCTTTCTCACCGGATTATTTTAAGCAGGAGTTTGTGTCAAGTGGTATATTATATTGCTCCGAGACAGCATTGGGGGATATTTGTGAGGAGGGGAGAAATAATCATATAAATGGGTATATTGTTGACATTAGGAGAAGCATCCAGGATGCAATTCATCTTCGTAAATTGCCCGGATTGGATGAGATTGCGACAGATACCTATTTAACCAGCATTTGCAAAGAAATTTTTTATCAGGATGATCCTGGGAAATTGAAAGAAAGAATTGCTGTATATGGTCAATTTCCTTTCAAACAAAGAAATAAGCCTTATCAAAGCTATTGGCTCAGGAATGAATATGTAGAAGGGGCTAGGGCTACTGAGGAAAGGTTGTCGTTGATGGGTATTCCAACTGAGCTTCCTCCTGAAACATCCGTGTTGGATTTGGGTTGTTGTATTGGTGCTATTTGTCAAGGAATGTATTTAAGAGGGGCTAGAGATATTTTGGGATTGGAGTATCAACTAGAATATTTAGCTTGCGCCAGAGATTTAGCGAGATATAATGGTCATCAAATTTCTTACTTACAATATGATCTCTCTGATAGAGAACAGCTAGATAAGGTGATTGCTCATCTAAACAAATATTTTCCCAATGGAATTGACTATGTTTTTGCTTTGGCTATTTATAAGCATATTGGTTTGGATAATTTGTTGTACCTTTTGGAGAACATTTCTTTCAGAAATCTATATGTTGAGAGTTCATCTGTTGAATCGGTGAAAACTACGGGACATGCCAAAGAATGTAATAAACAGTTGAATAAGCGTTGGAAAACAAAGTTTTTGGGGTATACTACTGATCGCAGTAAACGAGCGATATGGTATTGTGAAGGAGGGGAAAAATGAGTCGGATTATTACCAAACCCACACCTAATTTTTATACCTGTAGGTTGCTTGAGCCGGTAAGTGAAGCAGAGTATTACTATAAGCGTTGTGCAGAGAAGAGCAAAGGACGCTGTATTGATCATGTGTATATGAAGAAGAGGGGAGAGGATTCGACCAAATTGCAATCTTTGCGGTACAAGAAGACGATATGGACCAGGCAAGCGGCAAAAGCCCATTGTGATCAGAGAGGAGGAAGGTTTGATGTTTGAGTTTTTGGGTGGCTTCAACCATATTTTGGTTACTGGAGTGCAACGATCCGGCACTACTATTTGTGCTCAGATGATTGCACATGATTTAGGGTATAAATGGTATAAGGAAGAGAAAGTAAAAGGTGAAGATTGGATAGCCTTGTATAAGTTCTTGACTGATTTTCGTGGAATGAAGTTGGTGCTACAATGCCCTAGATTTTGCTATTGTATCGAGCGAGTAAGTCTACCTTCAAATGCCATAGTTTTCATGGTTAGGAATAAGAGGGAGGTGTTGAAAGCACAGAGGGATATAGGATGGGATGCTTCAAAAGAAATGCAACATCCTTGTTACCGAGGTTATAAAGATATCGTTGAAGCCAAGAAGCAATATTGGGAAACAGTTCAGAAACATGGCATCTATAATGCTTTTGAAGTGAATTATCGCTCTTTGGCAAAGCATCCATTGTGGATTCCGGCCAGGTTGCGGAAAGATTTTGCATCAATGCAGACATCTTTAGCTTCTCCTTATACCTTTGATGACTCCCCTGAAGATAAGAAGTTGCGGGAGAAACTGTACAAGAGAGGAAGGATTGTCTGATGTTTGGTATGAGTGTTACTGTTCCATACCGTAATCGCTTTAAGTGTTTGGATAGGTGCCTTCGTCCATTATTGCGACAGAAGACAAATTTTCCTTTTGAGGTAGTGTTTGTAGATTATGGAAGCACCGATGATACTCTGAGCTATCTTTGTAAGTCTTATTCTGCTGAGATAGCTTCTAATAAGTTGGTGCTTGTTCATTATCCTGCCGACGCATTTAATTTGGCAGGAGCACGTAATGTTGGTATTGCTTTCTCTAATTATCCTTTGATTTTTACGTTTGATATTGATTCTATCTGCCTATCTGATACCATTTTGCAAGAGGTGTATGATTTTTATTTGGATATGGAGCAAAAAGCAAAGAAAAATATACAAGATTTAGAACAATATAAACCACCATTGCTGACAAAAAATATACCTTACACTTATGATGAATACAAGTATATCCCCTATGGACATATTGTCAGGACTGTTGGTTGGGGAAATTGTTTGTTGCATAAAGATATATTTTTTGCTATTGGTGGTTTGGACCATATGACTTTTCGGGGCAAAGGATATGAAGATATGGCTTTTATGGTGTTGTGCTTGAGGAATGGTTATTATCTGGTTCAGTATCCTGATGTGCTATATCGAAAGAAGAATACGAAACTGGTAAATTTCAAGGACCATGAGTTGTCACCGGAAGAAAGGGTGGAAACATATGATGTATGGGAGGATGGTTGTGACGCTGGGGCTAGAGAACGGAGTTACAGACGCTTTCGGCTGTTGGTAGAATCCCCTGGAGTACGGTATAATTCAGTAGTTGATTGGAATCTTCTCAGGAAGGAAGGATATAGAATAAATATATAGGGGGTTATGGATGATAGTTTATGTGGATGGAAAACTCTATCATGGGGCAAGAGGTTTGGTTGCTGTATGTTTTAGTGATCGGGATTTGGAACACATTCGCAATATGGCACCGGGTTGTAGAATTTATTGTGAGTATGATGCTGATTTATGGCAGGATGAAACAGAAGTTGCTTCTATTTTGCACGAATTTATGAAGGACTGCGAGAAGGAGTGAAAATGCGCTTCATCTTCAATCTGGAAAGATGCGGTGCAGCCAATAACGGTGGCACTAAGACCATTTTTGCTAGCGCCAATACTTTAGTAGATATGGGCCATGAGGTCTTTGTTGTTTCTGATATTGAGAATAAATTTACATGGTTCCCCTTGAAAGCAGAGTTTATTCATTTTCGAGGTAAATCCAAAGAGTATCCTAGTGCAGACGCTCATATTGCTACTGGTTTTCAAACGGTCAAGCCTGTTTTGGCTTCGCCTTCTTTTACCGGTGAGAGGGTGCATTGGATTCGGGCACATGAGACTTGGATTATGAAAGACCCTACATTGGTATATCATGCCCCGACGAGGAAGCTGGTCAACAGCAAGGGTCTTCAGCAATTTATAAAAGCAAATTATGGGATTGACTCAATCATTTTATATCCTGGGATAGAGTATGATGTATTCAGGAATGTTGGGAAATATGACATTAGTTATCCCATTGGTATTGGAGCTTTATATAACCAAAAGGCACGGAAACGTTTTCCTTGGGTGGTGGACTCTTTTCGTTTCTTAAAGAGGACATATGGTCGCGCGGTTAGGTTTATTCTGTTTGGTAATGATGGTCGTCCCATAAACTTAGAGAAACTGTTTCGTTTTTCGTATGTACAACAGCCAGCCCAAGAGCAATTGGTGCATCTTTATAATCAATGCACATTTTGGCTAGCTCCTACAGAATCAGAAGGGTTGCATATTTGCCCGATGGAGGCAGCGTTATGTCGCTCCGTTGTTATTGGTACCGATGCTCCTTTGGCGGGTATGAGCGATTGGTTGGATGAAACCACAGGTTTTGTTTCGGAAAATGATTATGACAGCTACCTCAAAATGGTTTTATTTGCTTTCGAGCAAGAACCCAGCAAGCTGGCAGCTTTGAGTATTGCTGCCAGAGATAGAATTGTCCAAAAGATTGGTTCACGCAGGCGGAATATGGGCAAACTGGTTCATCTGATAAAATTTTGGAGGAATGAAAGATGAGAGCATTATTACTACGACAAAAGGTGCCCCCTGATGCCAATCGTATAACTTTTCCCTCGTTTGAGGAAATAGATGATATGTGGATGTTGCTTTTTTATAGAGCATGTAAAAGGCTTGGTTTCTCGTCGGTCGAGGTTTGGAATTGGGGTGGTACGAGGTATGTGGAATATGATGCGGAGGACTCCGTTAGATTTATTGAGCGGTGGCTCCCGAATTATTGGCCGGATGGTGCCTCTATTTTCTCCCCCGATGATGTTCAATTGGTTTTTGCTCGTGGTGGTTTTAGGGAATATATACCAATTCTGAATTATTTTAAGAATGCCGTGAAGATTTATTATGGAGCTGGTAAAAGACATAACCCTAAGATGTTGGATGACCCGACTGACTATAATGCTGTTTTATGTGATACGAAGGAGCAGGAAAAAGAATTGACTTCGGCGGGATATACCGCTTTTACTTTCATAAAACCAGCATGTGATACTATTTTCCACCCTTGGAAAGCTGAGAAATATTACGACGTGGTTTTTATAGCCAACGCCCCGCAACGCCAGTTAAAGGGACATGATTTTCTTTTTGATGTATTGAAGGGAACGCACTTACACCTTCTTGTTATTGGGATTGCTGATGCTTCTGTTATCTCCTGTGCCACTTTACGGGGAGTAAACTCTACATTTACTGGTTGGGTACCCAGGAAGGTAATACCTCAGTTGGCTTGTAGAGCCAAGATAGGGGTATGTTGCTCTACTTCTTATGAATCGTGTCCACGGGTTATCCCGGAATATTTAGCTATGGATATCCCGATATTAGTGCGGTCTAGTGTTCGCTTCAATACGGATTTATATGTCACGCCGGAAACGGGAATGTCGGCAGATGATCATACTTTCCTCAAGACCCTTGAGTATATGGTACATAATTATACTAAGTTTACACCCAGGAAGTATTACGAAGAGCATTTGTCCCTTGAAGTTGCATCTGTTTATTTTAGCGGACTGTTACGTCCATTTATTAGAGGTTTGTAGACATGCGTTTTTTGCGTGGTACAGATCGGTTATCAATAATTACTATAGATTATGCCAACCGCTATAATATAGGAAATTATCATCTTAATGCCGAGTTAGCAAGTAACTTCAAGGAGGTGCGTTATTATTTCTTGGAGAATGGTTTTTCTTTGGATGACCCCTTCTTGTTGTCCAGCGACATGATTTTTATTAACAGACCACTACGAAAGACGATACAGAGAACAGTTGAGGGGGAAACCTACCGAAAGCTGAATTTCAAGTCTATTGATGGTATTGTGGTCCTTTTTGATACTGACCCACAGGTTTTAAGTATAAAAGAGCGGGCCAAAGTGATAGATAATATTGGCGTGGATCTGTTGCTATTGGGAAATAATGATGCTAGAGTTGTAGAACATAACAGGTTTTTTGGTGGACGTATTTTATGCAAGTGGCTCCCCTTTGGAGTGAATCTAGATCACTTTTACGATATGGGGATAGAGAGGGATATTGTAAGTGGTTTTATCGGCTCATATAGAAACTATTATTATGGCAAAAGAAAGGAGATGGTAGAGTATTTACGAGAGAAATTGGGCAACCGTTTCTTTTGGAAGAGGATGATAAAAGAGGAATATCTTTTGTTCCTAAATAGAATAAAACTGTTTGTCTTAGCAAATGACTTAACTGGTGGTTTCTTTATGAAGCATTTGGAAAGTATGGCTTCTGGTTGTTTGTTAGTGGCTGAATATACTCCTTTGTTAGAACGTTTGGGTTTTGTGCCTTCTGAAGATCTTATTGTATGGAATACTTTGCAGGAATGTGAGCAAGCTATTTTGTATTATGCTGTTTATGAGGGCAATCGGGGGCAGATAATAGAAAATGCGAAGAAGAAGATCAAGGAGCATCATACATGGGCACACAGGGTAAAGTGGTTGTTAACTTGGGCAAGTGGAAAAAACCTAGATATAAGCTATTAAACCGTGTTGCTGTGAATTTTGGTAATGGGCTGGGTAATTTTGTAATGTTGACGCCTACTCTGCATGGTTTATCTCGGATGTATAATGCCGCTATCGACTTGGTTTTTGATGATACATGGCGGGATAGTAGACGGAAGTCTGTAGAGGAATTGTTCGCAAGTTGTTTTTATGGCGGTGAGATTATAAATTTTACCGGCCCATCTTCACTTGATTTGGAGCGATATAAGGCGATCTATTGGACTTCTCATGGGGAGGTCAATCCTGCTTGGGAGTATATGCGGGAAGTAGCGACGATTAAAGCCTCATTTGAGGATGAGGATGATACCTGGAGACAAGTCAAAATACATGAGGTTGATTTTTATCTGAAGCCACTTATTAAACTTGGTTATATTAAACGACCGACCCCTCAGTTGTTTGGTTTTAACGATGTCAGAAGGGTGGTAAGAAAGGGTTGGAAGACCAGGAGAGGACAAGTTTTCAATGGGCTTTTGCCTTTGGTTATCGGTTTCTGTAATGGGTTTTTTGGAGAGGAAGACAGCGTTTGGTCAAGGAAAGCATGGCCGTATTTTGGTGAATTGGCGTTGATGTTGTACGGGTTTTTTGGGGATTTGGTTGATATTCAATTATTTGGAAAAGGAGCACAAGAGAGACGATGGGCAGAAACGGTAGTATCTATGCTAGAAGCTAAGAATTACTATGCAAAAAATTTTGTTGACAGGCTTACTTTACCTCATACAATAAAGAAGATGGGTGATGTAGATATTTTTGTTACTACGGATACTGGTTTAATGCATGTGGCTGATGCCATGGGGATACCGTCGGTGATTTTATTTGGGGCGACATTGGCGAGTAAGAACGGACCATACACTATGCTACGAAAGCGACTGGTTCATAGTTTGGAAGGCTGTGCTCCCTGTCAGAACACTTACCATTTCCATCTGTGCAAAGATTACAAATGTATGAGGTCCATCACTCCGGCAGATGTTTTTCCACAAATTTTGGCGTTGTGTAAATCTATGGGCTTTGTATTTCCTATTTTAAGGGGGCGCAAATGGCGATAGATACGACTATTTCCTTTGTAACTGATATTAATGATTTGGTTGGGTGGGGTGGTCTTACTTCTAGCGATGTTACAGCTAACTCCACTCTCCTTGAGACATTGGTTAACCAAGTTGCTTCCTTTATGGAAAGATATACCAGCAGGAAGTTAAAAGCACGGGATTATGATTACAGCTCTGATTCAGACACGACGGATTCCATTGGGGATGGAGACGGGACTACCAGATTTTATACGAAGCAATGGCCCATAAATTCTGTGACCACACTTGTTATTGGGGATGACACTATTTCCGCCGCCTCTGATTGGGATGATGACGGGTATTTTATCTATCCCAATGAAGGTTGCATATATTACGAAGATGGATTTGACAAATACAAGCAGAATATCAAGCTAAAATATAATGCTGGCTATAATGCGGATCATTCCGAGTATGATCTGCTCAAAATGATAACTTGTGCTTTGGTGGGTTATATTTGGGAGAATAGAGATAAACTAGGTTTTAGGCAGGAGTTCCTTGGTAGGTACCGTTATACAAAAGGCTCTTTTAAGGATGTAGACTCTTGGGTATGGGAAACTTTGGACTCTTTTAAGAGGCGAGGGGTGGCATGAGTTATCTTGGTTTGTTGAAACAGACCTGCAATATTTCTAGGGCGACTATTTCCCAGGGTTCCGGTGGTGAGTTGGATGAGAGCTGGGAGGATGTGGCTACTTCTGTAAAGTGTTCTATTCAGATGACAACGATTTCAAGGGAAGAATATTCCAGTATGTATGGCGGTGAGGCGACAAGAACGACTTTTGTTGGTTTCTTCCCATATGGTACGGATATAAGGGAAGGTGATAGAGTAGTGATGCAGGATAATGGCGATAATCGTATATTTCATGTGAATAGAGGACCAATTATTGATACAGTTGGCAGGAAACATCATATTGAAGTTGATTTGGAGCTGGTGGATGCTACAAACTAGCATCGAAATAGATGTTTCTGAGTTTCAGAAAGCCTTGGAGGCTAGACGGCGTGGGCTACGGGCTGCCGTATCCGAGTGTGCTTATTTAGCGGCATCTTATCTTGTGGATAGGATAAAGGATAATATTTTGGAATCTACTCCGGCGGGGAGGATTTATATCATACGAGGTGTTTGGCATCAAGCGAGTGCCCCTGGACAGCCACCGGCGGTTTTAACTGGTGATCTGTTAAAGGGGTTTTTTGTGCGAGCCGCTTTTGGTTATCGGGAGAAAGTTGCTACTGCTTATATTGGTAATCATGTTCCCTATGCAATCTATCTTGAATATGGCACTTATAAGATGGCACCCCGCCCATATGTTTCCCCAATTATCTTTAATCCGAGTGAGTTGCAATCGGCTGGTGAAGTCTTTGCTGACTGTCTTGTGAGGAAGGGATTGGCAAAATGGTCGAGTTGAAGGATTATATATACAGCTTGTTAAAAGCTGATGCCACCATTCAGTCTTTGACTGGATATACTGCGTCTGATAGCCGAATCTATCCTGCATATCCCCCGAAAGAGGTGGTAGTCAATTCTACTTACCCAGGATATATAGTTTTCCGTCTTGTTGGCTATGGTCGAGGCTCGGAATATGTTGATAGGGCTGAAAAGGGAGATATGTATTTGCATTTGGATATTTATGGACTCACTTATCGTACTGCGGAAAATATTGCCGTTAGAGTAAATGATCTCCTTGATCTCTACGGTCCTTTTTCTACAACGAATTACCGAGTCCTCAATTTGGAAGTGGTTGAGCACTCCGACTTCCCTCCGGAGGGAGAATCCACGAGTGAAATGAGATATAGGCGACATATTGTTATAAGATTGCGTGGAGTGTTGAGTAAGACCGAAGTGGGGAATGTCGCATGAGAGATATGGTGCAACGTGAGCTAGGCATAAAAGTCGAATGCAAAGGAGAAGTGCGGGGATGTTATCATTGTAAGGATGTTAGCGGGAAACAAGGGTACTGTTCCAATTGTGGTCGCCGTTTGATAAAGAAGGTAGGGGAAGCATGTGGGGAACCACTTGCTTATGTAGAAAAAAATTATGTTTGGACTGGTGCAATACGCATAAAGTGTAAGTGTTGTAAATCTATTACTACCATTTAAGGAGGTTTGCTGATGCAGACAAGCTACTCAGTTGAAAATGTAAAATTGGGTATTTGCGAGATCGAGTACGATAATACCCATATCGGCCACACTCAAGGTGGTGCCACTTTGAGGATTGGTACTTTGGTAGCTGAAAAGAAAGTGGATCGGTATGGGGATGTCCCCGTTGATTATGTTGATATCGGGACGACTGTTGAAGTCGTAACTCGATTGGCAGAGGAATCATTGACCAAACTTTTGAAGATTCTTCCAACTGGAAGTATGTCCGTAGTTGCTGATCGTCTGACGTTTGGTCGTGCGGTCGGTTCTTCTTTGGCCGCTCGGCGTTTGGTTCTTGATCCGATTGATGGTTCTGAGCCAATAGTTATTTACAGAGCTGTTCCCAATCCTGGCGAGACCATTGAGGCTGAGTATACCAATGATGGCCAAAGGGTTTGGCAGGTAACTTGGCGTGGTCTGCCGGTTGAGGGACGTGCTGATGGGGATATGCTGTTCCGTATCGGTGGTCCAGCTTCCTAATATTATTTATTGGAGGGTAAGTAAATGAACAAAGATAATGTACAGCAAGATCGAGTAAGGAACTTTGATGAATATGATCAGCCTGAGAGATTTAAGTTTCGGGGGGAGGTTTACGAAATCCCCCCGATCTCTCAGGATACTTCTGACAGATTGGCTGCTATTTCCGAGAGACTGATTGCTCTTACTGATGAGGGCAAATATACTGAAGCGAATGCGTGTGTATTCGAGTATGTTTTGGTGGCTATGCTGGGGGACGACTATACCCCAGAGAAATTGGAGGAGATGAGGCAAGATCGCAAGTATAGGGCTTTCCCCAGAAGGATGTTGCATGATTTGATGTCGTTGATAAATACAATGCAGGGGCTTCCTTCGGAAATGACCCCTGTAGAGGAGGTTAAGGCAAAAAAGTAATAGACCGCTTGAGGATATATTTTGACATTATGAAAGCCTCAAGCGGAGCGATTACTTTTAAGGAGCTAAGAGAGATGCCATTCGCACAGCTATCTCTCTTAGCTCGTGTAGCCAAGGCTACGCAAATAGAAGATGAAATGCGGTTCATTGGCGGGGTTGCCACTGGTACCTCCGGTAATGCGAAGCATATGGATAGTCTTGAATTTAGGTATAACCAACTTTTATTTATAAAACCGACTACAGATAGAAACAAGTTACTACAGATCAAGGAGAGAATGAAGAAAAAGCAACAAAAAACAGTTGGCTCCAAACGACGAGGTAAATAAATGCCTATAGGCACGCCGGATATTTTAGCGAAATTCAAAGGGGATATTAGCAATTTTGAGAGGGCCATAGTCCAAAGCTCTTTGGCTGCGGGCAAGTTTGCCGAGCAGATGGCTTCGCATAATAAGACTATGGCTGCCGAGGCTAGGCGTGCGTATCAAGCCGAGATGCAGAAGGTTAGAGCACTTAGACAAGCTGCCGCTGCTAGAAGGAGACAAGTAGTTGCGATAGAACGGGCGACACGGGAAATACGCCGGTCTACAAAGGCTGCGGAGCAACAGAATCATTCCTTTTCCTCTTTTTCTAAGACGTTGGGTACGTCTATTACTCTTTGGTATACCGCTAGAACGGCCATTTACGCCTTTCGGAATGCTGTTGAAGATGTCATTTCTATTTACCGCAAAGGAATTGAGGCACTAGACGAGTTCAAAACCAGCGTTATTGGCGTCTCTGCTGTAATGATTCCTTACGTTAAGGAGGGCACTACAGCAGTTGAGAAAATGGAATTGGCATTGCGGCACAATACCGAAGCCTTCAAAGACATGGAAATTGTCGCCGCAAAGCATATTGCTACTGGTAAATCTTTGCAGATGGTTTACGAGGCTTTGGCTGTCAGTGGTGTTTTTGCCTCCAAAGAGGATATTGATAATGTAGCGAAGTTGGCTGATTTTATTACGTTGTACACCAAGGGCCAGCGCCTTGAAGTCCAATTGATACAGGAAATTAGAGGTTTGATGGATGGGCAAGTCAGGGCGCAAAATAGGTTGGCATATACTTTAGATAGGCTTTTAGGTGGTAGTCTGAAAGAGTACGTTGAGAAATGGAAGGAAGCCGGTAGGGATCAAAAAGGACAGTTGGTTGTCTTATCCGAGATAGTCAACCGTCTTGGTAATATTGACGTTTTGCAGGGGGAAATTCTGAATACTGTTGGTGCCTGGAAGAATACTCTTATAACGATAGGCACCAGGCTCTTGCGGGAAAGTGTAGTTCAGGCGCATTCTGATATTGTTTCCCTTTTGAAGAGAGTAGTTGGTTACGTCTATGATCTTGAAACTGGTTACACGAGGCAAGGACGTATTCTACAGTCTATAATTCGAGAGGGTTGGTTGAAAATACGGGATGTTGCGGAAGGCTTTCTTGGTACAGAACTGCGGAATATAAACCAAGTGATGGATGAGCTTTTGGCAAAGAGCCAGAAGTTTGTGTTTAATTTGGATGGAAAGAAGATTGGAGAACAATTACGGGCAGGGTTTGAAATAGCTAAAGAGGCGGTTGAAGGTCTCTTTCTGCTGGTGAAAGCATATTTGGTGTATAAAATCCCGTATTGGGCGGTGAAAGCTGGTGAAGCACTGCTAGCAGCACTTGCTGGGAGGGCAACAATTGCTGAAGTTGCTGGGTTGTGGGGTTTAGTAACTCTGGTTGTTTATGAGTTAGCAAAAGCGTATAAAGAGGCAGCCAAAGAATCGGAAACCCTGCAACGAATAAATGAAAAGCTAGCGCCGATTTTTGAACGATTGGCGAAAGCTATGTCAAATCTTTATGGGGCCGAAGTTGGTCTTGGGGAGGGGGGTAGAACTCAATTTATTAGGAGACCAATTGCATTTCCCCGTGGTGCAAAATACCCAGAAATATTAGAACGACATGGCGCAAGGGCAATAGCCCCTCCCCCAAGCATGCGCCCCGCTGGCCCGACTTTTGTAACTCCTGATAAGTGGTTTGAAAAGTATAAAGAAGAGCTGGAAGATACAGTAAAGAAGGAAAAAGAGCTGACTGCGGATGACTGGATTACTCGGAGAATAAAAGGACGGGAAGAAGCATTAGAAAATCTATACAAAGCACAAAAAGCACTTTGGCAACTAACGGAAAAGGAGAGAAGGCGTAGAGAGGAAATAGATAGAATAGTTGCCGAAGGAATAGAGGAAGAGAAGAAAAGAAGGCAAGAAGAATTAGATCAATATGTTTCTGATTTAGGGGAATATCTTGCCCAGCAAGCTAAATTGGCAGAAGAAAGAGCTAGCCTACAGAAAACTTGGCATTTGGAAGTTATACGTCTTACTAAAGGTGAACTGGAAGCCAAAAAGGAGGCATTGAAGGAAGAAGAGGAGGCTATTAGGGAGAAGTTTGGCAATGATTTGGAGCTATTAAAGTTATACCATAAGTACAGAGATAAACTTTTAGAGGAGGAAGTTAGGAAGGATCAGTTAGCCAAAGCTGAAATGCTGTCTAATACCTTCAGCAATTTATCTGAGACTTTTAGGTTGCAGGGGCAATATAGCAAAAAGTGGTTTAGGATGCACCAAGCTATGGCCGTCTCTCAAATTATAGTCGATACCTCCAGGGCAATTATGGCTACCTTAGCCAAAGAAGGCTGGTGGGCTTATGCTTTAGCTGGCTCAATTGCTGCATTGGGTGCAGCACAAATTGCTACCGTTTTACGACAAGAGCCACCGACTGTTACCGGTTTGGCAGAGGGTGGTGTTAGTCCTGGTGGTTTTAAGTCTTTGGCAGAGACGGTGCTTTCCAAACCAACGTATGTTGTTGCTGAAAGACAAGGTAGACCTGAGGCTGTGGTTCCATTGGACAAATATGATATATCGAGGAAAGGTAAAGGCGGCGGTGCCGTTGTTGTTGGAGATAGATATCAAGTGACTATTATGGCTGTTGACGCAAAGTCGCTGTGGGATATGTATACCAGAAACCGCCCTGTATTTGAGGGTATGATTGTTGAAATGTTGAGAAGTGGCAAGTCCAATGTGAAGGCAGCGGCCCGAAGTGCTGTGAGGTAAATAGGGGGAAACACTATGGCAAAGTTTCCTGAAGCTGATACCATAGATTTTGTAGCACCTTTGACGATTGTTACTAGGTATTCGACTGTAGTCAGTCAGCTTCCTGGTGGAACGGAGAAGAGACGAGCTAAATTCACCTATCCGCTGTATGATTTGCAGGTGAAATACGATACTCTTTCTTTAGCTACTGCTAGAACCCTTTGGCAGTTTTATAAGGATAGGTATGGTGCTCTTCAGAGCTTTTATTTCTATAATCCTGCAACGGATTCTTATGAGGGAGAATATTGTGGGACTGGCAATGGTTCAGCTTTAACTTTTGACATTCCTGGAAAGAATACTTCTTCTCAATCAGTATATGTTAATGGTGTATTGAAGACCGAGGGAGTTCATTATAATATCGAGACCGGTTCCGGTGCTGAAGGTGCCGACAGGATTGTTTTTACGGCTGGTAATGCTCCAGCATCGGGCAATGTGGTAACTGTAGATTTCACAGGTAACTACAGGTATAAAGTGCGTTTTGCTGAAGACAAATATACCTTCAGCCAATTTTATAGAGCTTTGGTTTCTGTTGGTATAGCTTTGGTGGGTGTGCGATGAGATCTTGGCCATCTTCTTTCATAAATGAACTGCGAGCAGAGGTTAGTCGTGTTTTTGTCTTGGCAAGATTTTCATTTACCTCTGTTTACAGGGTAACGGATGCGGATAGACCTCTCTATTATAATGGGGAGGAATACACCCCTTTGGCGATGTCCGTGTCTGATGTAACCTATACCCAAGAGTCACTTTTGGAATCGGTTACTTTGGAACTGGATAATGCTTCTTTGGAGCAAGTTCCTCGTTTTAATTCAGAAGATGTAAATGGAACCCAAGTTATCATCTATATGCAGGCTCTAAATTCAAGCGGCTCAGCAATTGCAACTGTAACTTTGTTTGTTGGCTATATCGATGGTTGGTCTTTGGATGAAACTAGAGTTTCTGTTAGACTCAGGTCAGAAGCTTCTCGTTTTGACCAAATGACGCTTCCAAGATATACTCCATCTTGTCGGTGGGTGTTTAAGAGTAGCAGGTGTGGTTATTCTGGGGGTGCCTCTTGGTGCGATCATAGTTATACCAGATGCAAAGCATTGAATAATGAAATAAACTTTATGGGTTTTCCTGAATTGACTGATTTGGAGACTGTGGACATCTGGTGGGGTAGGCAACGTGGAGAGTAGAGCAAGAATTATAGATTCTATGTTAGAGATTCCATATAAACTTGGTAGTTGGAATCCAGAGGAGGGATTGGACTGTTTTACTTTTCTGGTTGAATACGGTCGTCGCTGTGGTATAATTGAGTTAGGGGATGCGGAATACCGTATCAAATATGCTGCTAGTAAAGGTTTAGATCTGTCTAAGTATCCCTACTACTTTAAGCATAAGACATCTTTTGCAATGGAAGTTTTTAGATCGTTTGTACAGGATTATACTGAGGAAGTCGGACTAAAGAATATAGAGTGTGGTGATATTATTGTTGCAGGCTACTCTGGGCCGGACTTTGATTTCTATTTTTTGATCTACGGTGGCAACTCGGTTTGTTTTGGTATGTTTGAAGAGGGCGTCACAGCAATCAATATGTCAATGGTGGATGTTAGAGAGGTAAGGCGATGGGTGGTACCGTAGAGAAAGTAGTTGAACCTATCACTAAAATAGTCGAGCCTGTTGTAGAAGTTGTTAGTGAAGTATTAGAGCCTGTTACAGAAGTCGTTAGCGATGTGTTTGGGACTGATGCTGGTGTGCTGTTATCTGGAGCTGCTCTTGGTTTTTCTGTTTTTACTGCTTTTGTTGATACGCCCATAAAAGCATTTACTTGGAAATTGTGGGCTGGGGCTGCGGGAGCGGCTGTTGCTGGTGCTGCTGTTACATATGGTATGTATAAAGGGATGTCGGACATTGCTGATGTTCGAGGAATGGATTCATCCGCTTTTATAGCAGAACAAAAAGGAATAAAAGCAAACTTACGTGGCTCGCAAGCTGTAATTCCTATTGTTTATGGTACCCAACGTGTTGGTGGCAATCTCTTGTTTGTTGGTACCTCTGGGGAAAACAATAAATATTTGTGGTTGGTATATGGTCTTTGTCATGGTGAAATAGAGGGCTTTGCCCAAGAGGGTGGTACGGATGCTCTCTATTTAGACGACAAATTGTATACCGAATATGGTGGAAAGGTTTCCTATTGGTTGTACAGAGGAACTTCTAATCAAGGGGTAGATACTCATTTATCTAGTGTTTTCTCTTCATGGGATAGAGCCTATCGTGGTTTGGCTTATATTGTTATTCGGCTGGAATATGATGAAAAATATTTTACACATATACCTACGGTCAACTGTGTCATAAAGGGGCGCAAATTATATGACCCTAGAAATGGTACAACAGGCTATAGTGAAAATGCAGCATTGGCTTTATGGGATTTTCTTACTAATAATTTATACGGGCCGAATCTGGATTCTTCTCGTCTTGATGCTACCTCCTTTGGGAATACTGCAACTTACTTTGAGACTACGAAAGGTTGGTCCTTCAATAGAACTTATATAGGAGAACGTAGTGTAAAAGAAATTATTGATGATATGTTGTTCCATATGCGGGGCTATCTGGTTTGGGGTACGGATAGGAAATATTACCTCCGTTATATGGATCTCAATTATGAATCAAGTGTGATGTCTCTTTCGGATGAGGAAAATATTGTTGATGGTTCTCACAGCGTCTCTGATAGCGGTCGGTCTTCTTATTATAATAGTGCCAAGGTTAATTGGGTTGATGCTGGGAGAAACTATACCTCGGATGCCTTCTACATAACCGAAAGCTCTGTGACTAATGAAGGGGATAGGGTTACCTTAAATGTTGATCTTCCCGGCTGTATAGACAAAGAAATGGCCAGGGAATTGGGGACATACTACCTGGAGGTCTCTAGGCTAACTAGAACATATAGTATTACTTGCCTGGATGAAGCTGCCAAATTAGAACCTGGTGATATTGTAACTGTAACCACGGATGTGTTTGGTTGGAACAATCGGCTTTGCCGAGTAATAAACTCCTCAATAAAACCCAATGGCGAAGTGGCCCTTACTTTGAGGGAGGAAAGTACGAATCTATACGATGCGGATTTGGATTATTCGACTGATTCTGGTCCGTATATTACTCCGCCAGATCCGATAGCATTGTCTGCGGTGACAAATGTTAGTGTCGTGGAACAAACAGCCCAGCGTGGAGATGGTTCTTTTAATGTCAGTCTGCGGGTTACCTTTACCGCCCCTTCGGACATATATTGGGAGTATGGTGAAATATGGCTTAGTACTGATGATGTAAACTATCGCTATATTGGTAATGCTTATGGAAATCCGGGTTCTACTGTGATTTATGATATATCGGCGGAGCAGGCATTAGTTACCCCCAATGATATTGCCTATGTTAAAATATTATCGCATAATATGAATGGTCCTACCCAGGAACTTGGGGATGTCCCTGCTTACAGTACAAGTGGAACTATTTCTTATCCAATCTATCTATACGCTTTAGGTAGTGGAACTCCTGATAATAATCCAAATAATGGTATTGTTTGGCAGGCGGGTGACACACCAGGTGTAACTGTTTACGAAGGTGCCAATCTTAGGGTCAGATTGGGGTACCTTGCTGATGATATATATGGTCTTCTTGGATATGCTGGAGACGGGACCACTCGTATATTTGAATTGTCTAATAATCAACAAATGATAGCCGGGTGGACATTTGATAACGAGAAGTTTACATCACCATCTGGAAGTTTTACCATTGATTCTACTGTTCCATCTTTATATATGGGCAACGCCACAGACTACATGACCGGCACCGGTATATGGATGGGCAATGACGGCGGTACGTATAAGGCCCACATGGGTGATCCATCAGGGGATCATTTGAAGTGGGATGGATCGAACCTATACGTTACAGGGTACTTTGTCGGTAGTAGCGATATTGATACTACTATTTCTGACACCTTCACCATAAATGCTGACCGTGACGACGTAACCACCAGCTTGGTGCTGGGCAGAACCACAGGTGGCGACGCTACGATAAGTTGGGATGGCAGTGAGCTGACGACTGATATCAATGTAGATGTTGACGGTAGTCTGGATCAGATCGCCACCAAAGAGTACGTGGATTATTCCGTAACCAGCCTCGGAGCGTCGTACTATATGCTGGATACAGCCTCCGGCGTCAGCGATTATAAGCTGTGTTCGCTTACTCCATCTTCCGATGCAGAAACATATCTGGAAGCATCTGGTTTGGCAGATGGTGATTATATCGGTGGCTGGATTTCCCCTGATGGGGAAGCTCCAAATGTACTGCTGACGGGTACATTCAACTTCTATCTCGTTGCTGAAAAGACCACAGGTACAAAGACTCTGAAGTTGTACTGGAAGATGTACGAGAGGAAGTCGGATACGACTGAAGTGTTGATCGGCACCTCTTCCACCAGCATAGAGGTAACCAACAGCAAGGATGCTTTTGTTATCCCTTTGACGCTTACCTCTGATTATATACCAGACAGCCTTTCAAGGATTGTGGGTAAGATATACGCTTCCGTGACTGGTAGTGGCAATGCGCCTACGGTGCGAATTTATTACCGTGGCGATACCGGATCACGGTGGGATATACCTGCCAATAGCGAAGTTTTCAAGAATATCTTCGTGCCGTACAGCGGTGCGGTGCAAGATGTGGATTTAGGAAGTTACGATATAAAGGCGACGATGGCTGAGTTTACTGGTTTGGCCGCTGGTTCCGCCACCATATCCGGCAATGTGGATATAACCAGCGGTGGTGATCTCACAGTTGGCTCCAACATATTCTTCGTCGATGCCTCACAGAGCAACGTGGGTATAAACTGTGCCCCTGACGCTCAGTTTGACTTGGACGTAGCTGGCAACTTGCGTGCCCAGGGTTGGATAGTTGGCAAGCATGCCATTCAGCTATCTGGGGCATTGATGATATGTCATTTTGATGGCCCTGAGCCGTATGAAACGGATTACACTGGTAACCCCACAGGGCATATGGGTCAGGTAGCAACTGTGAGCGGTGGTGTGATATACCGACCTGGGAAGTTTGGAAAGGCGGTGCAGATTGCTGAGGCGACGACTAATTATATTGGCAACCCACAAGCGGAAAATGACCTTGGGTGGTGGGAGACTGTAGATACTGGCGTTACTCGAAGCACAGACAGACCATATATCGGCTCTGCATGTTTCCGATTTGAAGATGATGGAACAGACTATGTTAATTTAGTTTCTCCAACAATCTCGACTAGTGGTGAACAAGACTGGACATTTTCATTATGGTATCGAGTAGATAATGGGGATTGGCAACAGTTTACTCGTTCGGTTACTACTTCAACTGGAGCAACATGGATCAAATTTAATATTTACCGAGCGCAAAGTAATGGTAATCTAGCTTTACGGGTTGACGACTCAAACGGCAGACTGATTGAGGTTGCAATTGCTACTGGTGGCACTTACTACTATGTGGATGCATGCCAAGCTGAGCAGAAAGCATACCCTACACCATATTGTTGTGGTGATTTGGGTGATGGTCATAGCTGGAGCGGTACTCCCCATGCGAGCACTAGCAGTAGGACTCAAGGATTACTTTATTACGACAATGTGGGTTTGTCCGAAGATAATGACTGGACCGTCATGCTATGGGCCAAGCCAGGACCAAAGGGGGTTAATGGCGAATCGGTAAGAGAATACATTTTTGACGTTGGAACATATTATGAAGACAACAAAGCAGATGTTGGGTGGTTGCATGATAATGACCTTAGTGCAAGACGATATTTTGTAAAGGGCTATGTAAACAAAACACGATTTAATACTTCAATAATAACACTTTCTGAAACGGATGCTGATGATTGGTGTTTATGGATAATCCGCTTTGATGCTTCTGAGGGGAAAGTATATGGTGATGTTTATGCTGCTGCAACGGGTACAAGATATAATACTGGTAGTGCTAACACAACTCTTGCGGGATTAGTAGATCGTATTTGGGTCGGAAATTATAGTTGGTATTACACTACGAACGTCAATAAGGGTGATCTTAACTCTTACGCCGATGACCTAATAGTCGCTGACCGTTTCGTTGATGATGATGAGCTTCAGTCTATTTTCGAATCCAACGCCCCCGTATTCGCCGAAACATCAACTTGGCATTGGCGCTCGGCCAACAACTTAGTATGGGCAGACAGCGAAGGGCTGTGGGCACGTGATGAAGATGGCTATGCTTCCCTGGCGTGGTGTGGTGTTGACAGCAAAAGCTGGGGTGCCAAGACCCTAGACAAAGGCGACTTCCTGCTTGGCCGTGCTGATACCGGCAAGGCGTGGATGATGTGGGATAACAGCGCTGGGGATATATTGGCAGGGTATGGTGCTACTACATTCCTTACGCTTGATGGTGCAGGAACCATTGCTGTCGGTAGCACCAGCGCAGAGCATGTTTACGTCACCTCATCGGCAGTGCAGATCAAATATGGCGATACGGTATATACCAGTCTAAGCGGTGGCTATTTGACTCTTGGCAACAGCTCCGGTGGCGAATACGTGACCATAGGTAGCACTGGTGGTATCAAAATGTACTCTGGTGCCGAGCAACGAATGGCTTTGAATGTAGATGGCAGCGGATGGTTTGTTGACTCGGATGTTTTCACTTGGGATACGAACGGAAACCTCACCGTCTCTGGCAATATTTCCTCGTCTTCTATAACGAGTTGCACCATCGACGGTTCTATTATTACTGGTGGTACATTCAGAACGGCGACTTCAGGCAAGAGGATTGTTATTACTTCCGATGGGCTTACCCTTGATACTGGAGCTACGACCGGGAAATATGGCACTTTCAAGTATGGTGACGGCACCAAGTATGGCTCTGGAGCTTTGGCTTTTATTCACCATAGTGCTTATGATGTGCCTTTTTATATTGCTGCCGAGCAGAACGTAGCGGACTTTCATTTTTATAACAGGTCTTCATGGCCATCTGGCCCCGCCGAGATAGGTGATGTTGCGGTTAAGAATGGAATGCTAGGGATTTGTACTGCTGCTGGTAATCCTGGCACTTGGCGATCAATAGGTTGTGATTCAATTGCTAGGGCACGTAATACTGATGGTGGTACCGCCGCATGGCCAGATAGCACGCCGACGCCAGGCATTTATAATGATGAAACTTTCGATCTCCAAAGCGAATTTGATACATCAACAAAAAGGTTTACTGCCAACTCTGATGGGAAATATTTGGTTATAGCTCAAAGTGCGGGCTATAGTGTAGCTAATACGAGAATACGGGCTGATATATATAAAAATGGTTCGAGTCATTCGAATTGGGAGGGGGCTTACGGTGGTAGTTTTGGTTATGCACGTATGCGAATTATAGATGTAGTAGAGTTGGCGGCTAACGATTATGTTGAGGCACGTTTCTTTCAATATACTGGATCAAGTCAAACAATAGGAAATCCTTATAATGCGGAATTTTTTGTCGTAGTAAAACTAGCTTAGCAGGAGGAGGGGAAATTTATGGCTCTGAAAGACAATCTATCACCAGAGATACTTCAAAAGATTGAGGACATTATTTTAGCGATTGGTGGAGATTCCGGCAAAAAGGCTTTTGACCACGTTGCTTTTGATTGTGTGGAATGGGTAGTCAATGCAATTTATCAAAGGATTCGACGGGCAAAGGATGAAGTGGTAGAAAAGGCATTTGATCCTAACAATAACGAAGTGGTGGTAGCTGAAGACGATTTGGCTACAATTGAAGAGTTACCACGTGTTGTCAATGTTAAGACATTAGCTCCAGCGACAAAGGACGCCATAGTTCGAAAAGCTATTGTCAAAACCGCAAAGGAAATAAACGATGAGCGTGAACTGGAGCTGAGTCAAGAAGTTCGAAAAGTTTAGATAAGGGGGTGATATAGAATGGCTATTAACTATCCTACTAGCTTAGATAGTTTTACAAACAAAACCGACAACGTTGATAACGTGATGGCTGTGGATATCAATGATGTCCAGGATGCCATTGAAGCATTGGAGGCAAAGGTTGGAATAGACGGTTCTGCTGATGACACGTCGATTGATTATAAGGTCAACAACTTTTTTGTGGAGAATGTGCGAAAGCTGTGGTTTTACGAGAATAGTGCCCCGACTGGCTGGACTTATGAAAGTTCAATTACCGACAAGGTACTTGCGGTAAAGGGTGGGTCGCAAGCATACAATCGTACTGGTGGCAGTACTGGGGGAACGTGGACTGTTGGTGGGTTGAGCCTTGGTAGCGAAAGTGGCCACACACACACTGTAACTATTCCGGCTAGTGGATGGTCAACGGTTTGGCGTGATGCTGGTGGTTATATAGATGCAATGGCTGAGGAAGATGGTGCTGATAATACAATGGACACAAGGGTATTAACAACAAGCGGTGGGTCTTCGCATAGCCACTCCATTTCCCAGAATGCAACTTGGCGACCTTCTGCTGCTGTGGGAATTATCGCCAAGTACACCGGAGCCTAAGGAGAGATAGTTATGCTTTGTGATGGACAATGCACGAAGAAAAATAAGCGTTGCGGACTGTTGGCAGAGCTCTGGATGGAGAATGCTATTACGAAGGAAAAAGAGAAAGTAGATAAATGCATCTTTTTGGCTATTTTAGAAAGTCTTTTCCGGCTGGAAAGACACCAAGATGGGCTGCATGCTGCCTTCAACAGTCTGCGGAACGAAAATGTAAAATCCGCTCGGGAGCAGAAGCAAACGATTGCCGAGGGGTTCCTGGGGCTTATCTATTCAATGCACGAGGATGATGAACATAGAGAGAAAGTGATTAAGAAGATAAAGAACCTTGGGAGTCGAGTGGAAAAAGTTGATATGTTGGAGAACTAATTTATTAGTTAGGAGGCGTCTTATGACCAAGGTAGAAGTTGCGATTTGGGTGGGTGCAGTAGTTGCGGTAATTATCCAATTGCTTGACATTTACACCACGCATTGGATCATTGCTCATGGTGGCTACGAAAAAGCACCATTGATGAAGGCGTTGATGAAGAGGTTTGGGTTGATTCCAGCATTATATGGCTTCAAGTTGCTGTTGTGTGCTGTGGTGGTGTTTGCGACATATAAACTATTGCCGGAGTATGATTATTACCTATATGGCAGCTTGCCAATTCTTATTGCGATAAGCCTAAAGCCTGTAGTGCATAATTTTAAGGTTATGAAAAGGATGAGATAGAACAATGTACAGGCCGAAGTATTTTGATATTGAAGAATTGGTTCCCCAGGACTTGCTTTTGGAATATGCTGGCAGGGAACATTATTTATGGTACCTGTTCGACAATAGGGTACTGGTTACTGCTGATAGGTTGAGGGCTAGATATGGAAAGATAAACGTGAATACCTGGAAATGGGGTGGGGCTTCGCAATATCGGGGTTTTCGGCCACCAAACTGCAATGTTGGTGCTAAGCTCAGCCAGCATAGGTTTGGCAGAGCCTTGGATTTGATCTTTATTGAGGTTTCACCGGATATTGTGCGATTGGAATTGAAGAAGGACCCTTTTCGACATGAGTTCGAGTTCATAACGGCGATAGAAGATAATATCAGTTGGTTTCATTTTGACACCAGGAATTGGAACAAGGCTAAAAATGGTGTTTTAGTATTCAATCCAACATAGGAGGAAATATGCTACCTGTACTAATGTCAGCTCTTCCCCTACTGGCTAAGATACCTGATGCTGTAAAAGCGGTCAGTGATCTTATTGGGGGGGATACTGCTGAAAAGATAAGCAAGGGTGCCGATTTTGTCGCTACTATAAGGGATGAAATAACCAAACCTGATTTTCCACCGGAGAGAATGCAGGGTTTGATGAAGATTTTGGCTGATTACTATATTGAAATAGAGAGAATGAAGCATGAGGAAAGGGGGTGGGAATGGCAACATGAAGCTAAGTTACAAGAAACGGCTCAGGTAATGCTCCAACAGGCTGATTTGTACACAAAGAGAACCAGACCTACCATTTTGAGGAACCATTTTACTCTCGTATGTGCTCATACTCTTATCTTGCTGTTGTTTATCGCCTGTCGTGGTGCTGGGTGGTTGCAGCTCGATAAGGAATTGCTTGAGCAGGCTTACGAGATGTACAGAGCAAATCTGATTTTCTTTGCGGCCAACTTTGGTGGATATACCGCTGTCAGGTCTATTTGGGATAAACGAGCGAAGGATGCACCTGGGCCAATAGAGAAGTTGGCTGGTACTTTGTGGGGCAGAAAACTGTTCTAGAAAGAAAGGAGAGCAAAGATGAAAGTGAAGAACAAGACCATTATCAACTTTATGAACAGCATTGGTTTGCAAAAGCTGGTCAGGGCCAATATACCCGTTGGTTTGCGCTATGCTTTGGCGGTTGTAGTGAAAGAGGCGTCGGAAAAAACAGATATGATTATGAGGCAGAAACAGAAGGTCTTGGAGGAATATTGTGCGAAGGATAAAGATGGAAATCCCATTACGGAAAAGAGAGACGCTGCTGGCGGTGGAACCACCACTATCTATATGTTCAGAAAGGAGAGGGATGGCGAAGGGGATATTTTGACTCAGGAGATGCCACCCGAATGTCAGGAAGAACTGGATGAATTGATGGAGCAGGAAACTTTGATGCACAATATTCCCGTCGAGCTTGATTTGGCTGCTCTTGACAAATATCAAGAAGAGAAGAAGGTAACCGGTTTTCATCTCACTTCCGAGGATATTATTGGGTTGCTCAATTGCGATCCTATTATAAAGGTGAATTTTAACGACGGTACGGAAAAGAGGGAAGAGACAAATGAGGAAGATGCCAAGAAAAAGAAGGTAAGAAAGCTACGCAAGAAGAAATAGAAAATGATTGGTAGCCGGAAACCTACGGGGCACCGTGGGAGAAGGGAAGGGACAAATGCAGTCGGGTTTGCCTGGATATCCTGAGTTGATCTTATGGGCGACGGTTATTCTAATAAACATTGTTGCTCTCCTTCGTTTCTTTAATACGTTTGTGAAGAAGAGCGATTGGTTGCAGGCGTTGGATGATTGGGAAGAGCATTGCATTAGATGTAAGGAAAATTTAACCCAGAACCAGAAGGATAGCGATATGACCGTAAAAGCTGAACTTGAATCAATCAAGGAAATGTTGCGGGTGGTGGATAAAAAAAGCACATTTGTGCAAGTTGTTCAGCTTGAGATGCTAGATGAACTGAATGAAAAATTATCGTTGGGAATTTCCGACGATAAGATAAAGCAATTACGCTCCGCCATTATTGGAAACAATAATTCACCACGGGATTAGCAGGTACCATGAGAAAAGTAAAAGTAAGGCGTTGTATACAATGCGGTTCTTTATATGGCTGTATAAAAGAAGGAGTTGCTTACAGGTGCGACACCTGTTCTGCCTTTCAGGATGGATGCTCTATACGATTGAATAAGATGTCGTATGAGAAGGATAATATAACCGGTGGGATCTGTGACACTTGTTGGAAGTCACGAGGGAGGAAATAGCTTGGCGAATTCAACAGGTGTAAGATCAGCCGGGTCCTTGTCATACGGTAATAAGATAGGAATGATATCCTGTTGGATATCTACTTGCTGGTAATGGAACCAACTGTCGTTGTCGAACATGGTATAAACGGTTGGCGGGTGAAGTTTTTCTATCAACGCCAATTGACTATGTGTTGGATTGTTTGAGAACAATGCAAGTGCTTGCGTATCCTTTATCCCATTTCGCCTCAGATTGTAATCCGTAATCACCTTGTCGATAATACCTTCTACCAGGATTATTGGTATTCCTGGTTTGCTTTTTTCTATCCCAAACATGGTGTTTTTCAATGGTGCCCCTTTTGGGTGGGTTATGTATTTCAAGTGCGCTTTCAGGGTGACATCCCGCTGTTGGTATGCTATTAGATTTCCTTGTGTATCTCTGACTGGCATAATCAGGCGTTTGCTTTTGTGATCATATTTGAATCCCCATTCTTTGCATGTGCTTATTGTTATTCTTCTCTTTCGCAAAAATTTGGCCAGAATCGGGTATTGAAGAACAGTCTTTCCGGTGATTGGAACACCTGGTAATTGGATTTTATCCTTCTTCTTTTCCTGTTGCTTTTTATCGGTATTCTCCTCTGCAAGAATATTTTCCACTTCCTCTTCCAAATCCATGTCTTCTGATAAGGAATAGAGGTTTCTGAAATTTTTTATTAAAGATACGGCGGCTTCCAGCGATATATGCTCGTGCTTCATTATCAGTTTCAAAATGGTTCCTGTAGTACCACAAACCCAACACCTGATTCCTTTGTTTTCGAGACTTACCCCCAGGTGATTATTTGTGGCACCGCACCAAGGGCAGGTATCTATACCGATCCATCCTGCCCCAATATTTTTTCCTTCCGTGCTGTATGGTATTTCCAGCTCATCCAGGAGAGCTTCCACATCGAGGTCATCCAGCCATTCCATGTCTGTACTCCTTCATCACTTGTATGGCGGCTACCAGAGGTAGTCTTTCCCGAAACCATCCACGATGTTCATATACTTTTCTCTTCTTCTCGCTTTGTTTGGCGAATGTATATCCAAGATGGTTATAGAAGTCGAAAACCAGGACTCTGTCTTTGCCTTCGACTCTGCGTCTACCTCTACCGATCTTTTGAGTGAGATTCAGCCAGTAAGTGATCTCGCTTCCAATAATCACCATCTCTAGGTTTGGTATATTTGTCCCTGTGCTGATGGCAGAGGTTGCCAATAGACAATATACCTGCTTGTTGTCCACTTCTCTTTTATATCTCTTTCTTTCCTCTGCTGTTGTATCCCCTGTAATGATTCTGAATGGAACTTTCCTTTGGGATAGAAAAGAGGCTATCTGCTCCAATTGCTGTTTCTTTTCTACGAGCATTATGGTGCTCAGTTTCAGCTTATGAGCATGGGCGCAAAGTCTTGCGATTACTCGATTGCGTTGTTTATTCAGCCAGATGTTTTCCTTTACACTTATTTGATACGAATACGCCGGTTGCACTTCGCCATAATAATCTATCATATAGACATCCACCGGTGTTACTCTCTCGGACACTTCCTCTTCGGAAATGATAGCAATTGGTTTGCTGAATATACCTTCTATAAGAAGCCGTTCCTCCGGCTTTAGTGGAAGTGTTCCAGTAAAGCCATATCTGTAATGAACATTGGTTAGTTGGTCCATTATGATCTTGTAACTGGTGCATTTGGAATGCTGTACCTCATCGACTAGGACCATGTCGAACAGTTGGTTCAACTCAGATAAATCATAACGCACTAAGGTTTGATACATGGCTATTGTGATCGGTGCTATTTTTCTATGGGAGTCCCCAAGTAAGCCTATATCCTGTTCATCTACTTTTAGCAACCGGATCAACTCCGTTTGCGTCTGGTAAAAAACGTCCCTGTTTGGAACAATGATGAGCGTTGCTGGAAAATCATAAGCAATGATTGTAGAAGCAATGAGTATGGTTTTGCCGCTGGCAGTAGGGGCGATGATTATTCCCCGTTTGTGCTTTATGATTTCCCGTATTGCCTTTCTCTGATATTTGGTGAGTTTTACCCCTCCCAATCGCTTGACTAGGATAGGTTCATAATCCTCTATTTCTGGAGCTTTTTCTATATGTAAAACATATCCTTCCTTTCTCAATTTATGTTGTGCTGTGGGTATAAGCCCCACAGGGAATTTTCCTGTCTGTCTATCCAGATAAGATTTTATTTGCGGCTGTGTGCTCTTGTAATGTAGTTGGGTATATGACAAAGCCTTCCATATTGGGTCATAGGATCGGCTGTCTATAACTTTGGCATTGGTGGCGTCAACTATTTCTATCGGGATCATCTTTTTATCTTTCTTCCGTTCAGTCATTTTGTTCCACCCAATCGAAGAGGTTTTGTGTTTCATCATCCCATGATGTATTGATCAAGCGACTCTCCAGATGGAATTGCCCCCTGGAAAGGTCTCTCACCACCTGGATTTGTGCCCCTTTGGGCGCTTCTCTCACCACCCCAAGGTATATCCTGGCGAGATTGTTTCTTTCCTCGACATCGGTTTGGCAAATCGCTGGAATGATGTCGGCGTAGCCGACGGTATCAATGTCATCTGCGATCATATCCGGGGTTAGGACGGGTGACCGCATTGCACGTCTGTTCCCTTGCTGGGCTGAGAAAACGGCAATCCCTCTTTCTGTTGCTATTTTCACTAAACCCAAGCAGTTTTCGCTTATTTTCTCTTTCCTGGATTGATTATGTGATGTTCCTCGCATGTTTCTCAAATAATCCACACACACAAAGTCGGGAGTATACCCATTCGATAATTCGAGTTCATCCAGGAACATCTCTATATCCCGCCAGTTTTTGGTGTTACCTGGTGCTGAGGCGATAATGAGATCACCGCCATATTTGCGTAAAGTTTTCCTGAATTTGTAAACCAAATCTATATCATAGATGGTGCCAACCTGTTGTTTTCTCTTTACCCATTTCCTTCCCCTTTTCACCAGGACATCCTGCTCATTTTTATGCGAACCGCTCAAAAATCCTGCGGTTTGGTCCAATCTCCCGGAGATTCTGTAGCGATGCAACTCCAGAGAGATAAAGACTCCTTTCAATCCTTGAAGCAGTCCGGCATGTGTCATGCTTATAAGCCCGAAACTCTTGCCGGATTTCGGTGTTCCCAGCCATACCACCACTTCACCACGTCTGATGCCGCCTATTATCTCATCCATAGGCTCAATCATAGTCTTCATTAGGTAAGGGTCACCTCGAAGCCTTTCTAGAATGCTCTCCTGCTCGGTAAAATAGTTGAAGTACTGAAATGTCTTTCCGGTTTCCCTTTTGAGGGCGTTTAATATTACTTTCTCTGCTTCGTCATGTTTATTGTTTTTTATGAGCTTAGCGCATTCCAGTATGGCTTCTTCGAGACGAAAATGCCTGATCGCCTCAAAGACTCTGTCGAGGATGAAAGCGGTATTTACCTCCTTTATATCTTTGATATGCCCAATATAATCTATATAGAGGTCATGCTTGCTCTCTGGAATATTATTAAGCATTTCCTCAAAGAGATCATAGAAGTGATCCTTTGGGGCTTCTTTGTATTGATCCACATAATCATAGAGCAGTTTCGCAATTTGTATCCGTACAGGTGATCTAAACAGTTCTACAGGGAATTCGCTCCTTATTTTGCGTAAAAATTCGGTGTTGGTGATGCAACCGAATATAATGGTATTGAGAAAATGGTTATTGAACTTGAGCGGTCGATGTGCCTTTTCCACATTATAACCTCCGCGAGCTATTAGCTTTCGTTATGCAGATCGCTCAGACTGAATGCCAATAGGTCACCTTTTTGGCTTGTTACAGGGACTACGCTGTATATGACTGTAGGACTCAACTTTTTTTCACAGGCGACGGCATCAAATCGAATGCTGTAGGAATATTGCATTACGTCAGTTGTTGAGTCGGAAGGTATTGTGGCGTAGCTTATATAGGATATTTCTCCTGTGATGGTTACCTCTCCAATCTTTTCTCCTCTGTGTTTCAATGGAAAGACAGAGAGAAATCCACTAATGATGTTCGGGTGGGGTGAAACCCATCCATGGTACTGCATATCTTTTCGGGCATTCTTAATAATCTCTTTTCCCATCCAAGAGACATCTGCATATGCTAACATATCTTCCCCTCCTTTTATTGATAATGTTCTGGTTGAAATGTTGGTGGTGTCTTCAACAATTCCTCTTCGCTTTGTTCATCTTCTGCTACAAAACGGATTCCCGGGTAAATTTGTTTTAACCATACCTGTTGTCTGCAATCTATATTTTCACAAATGTGTTCATATAAGGGTGGGGATACAGATTTTGACACACCTGTGTGTACAACAGGCGCCTTTCCGCAAACATCACAGATATAAATAATTCTATACGGAACAACTTTGGCTGATTTTTCCGGCATTTTATTCCCCTTCGCATTCCAGCAAGGGTCTCACCCTCGCCAGATCGACAATGATGCTTTTGAATGAATAAATCTGACAAAACCTTGTAAAATTCTCCCAATCTATCTCCGGTTTCCTCATGGGCAAGTTCTTCATCTTTTTGCCCATGTACGGTATTTTTGTTAGGGTGTAATAGAAAACAATATCTTTCAAATTGTCTCTTATCTTCTTGCAATAAGTGGGCAATTCATCAAAGTTGTCTTTTCCCTCACATTGCTGTATGTAGACTATTGCCCGCTTTTCGCCAATGCCGGGAACTCCGGGGATTGTATCGCTGCGACAGCCACCGATGGCTTTGACCAAAGCCCATTTTTCAGGGGGTATTTTATAGTTCGTAATAAAATCTTCTCTGGTTATCGTCTTGGGCTTGTTCCCCAGCTTGTAAATAATAACATTCTTTGTCAACAGTTGGAATATATCTTCATCGTTTGTCACGATTACGAAGTTGGTATCCGGGTTTTGCACCACGTAGCTTCCGAATATATCATCCGCCTCGTAACCAGGTGAAAGATAAGATGGGAGACCGCATTCACCCAGGTAGTACCTCAGTTTCTTGGATGCTTTACTTATTGCCTTTATCAGTTCCAATTGCGTTGCCGATATGTCGTCTCTTCTTTTGTATCCCGGAAAGGCGATTCTGCGATAGCTGTGACGGCTGTCCCAACATAAGACATAAGTATAGGGTTGCAACGCTTGCTTTCCATGTTTGATCCCTTTTAGAAGAGAGAGCAATGTCTTCAAGAATCCATAGAAGATTCTTATTTCCAGCTCCTTCTCAGAGGTGAAAGTCAACCCGTATGCCGATCTGTAGCACAGAAACTTGGCGTCAATCAGAAATATGCTCTTTCTAGGACTGGATTTCTTCATGGGTTATCCCTCGGAAGCGGTATACTTTTCGGGGAAGTTGCCGTGCCCTGCCCTTATGAGAAATTTTTTCTACCTCTAGGATGCCCCATTCCGCCAGCAACCGTAAGTTGTAGAACAAAGCCCTCGCCGAGCATGATGTCAGTTCCGCAATGTCTTTGTCTTTGATAGCAACACGTCTAGCGCCATTCATTGTCAAGCGACGAAACAACCAATACAGGTTTTGAGCCTTTCGGCTCATTTTCATTTCCACCATGCTTCTTTCGGTATCTATTTTCTTCTTTACCGGTTCTACCGAATACGTCTTCTTCTTGGTTTTTGGATCGTCTAAATTTACAATCACATAATCCCTGCCCATAGGTTCACCTCCTTATTCTATTTTTTCGACTATTGCTTTGTCTTCCTTTTTTGTTATGAAATAAGTACGACCGGCGGTCTGGTATATCTCTTCGGCATGTGTGGTTATGATCATTTGAATACCCAAGGCGCTTTGGAGTTCATTTACCAACTTCATTGCCTCATTGAGATTTGGCTTTGCCAGTGTTCTGAATGGCTCGTCATAAAACTGTACCGGAGCTGTACGCTCCATTTGAATGCTCCACAGAAAGAGCATCGACGCCAAGGAAATAATCTCTTCAGCAGAACCACCAACCGTATCTACGGTCGGCAACAAAGGCACCGCTTGTTGCTTTCCTTCTTGAAGGAAAAAATCGAGTTCTGGCTGATTTCTCCTGGTCTCAAACTTGGCTATAAACTTCAATGGTTGATCCGTTGGTATAGCCGCCAAAACCAGAGATACCGAGCTGCTCAGCATGTCCGCCGTGTTCTGTTGGGTTATTTTTGCAGCTTCGGTGAATATTTCCCTGGCGATAACCCATTGATCCCTTCTTTTCTTTTGTATGGTTAACTGTCTCAGCTTTTTGATATTCTCCCTCTTTAGGTTGTTATACTGCTCCTTCTTCGCCAGGAAATTGACCTTCAGCCTCTCAAATTGCTCTATAGTTGGTGCCTTCTTGTTCAACAGCACTTTGAATCTCCTCTAATGCCTCTTCCATCTGGTCCAACTCTTCCTGCAACTCTGCTTCGAGCCTTGCGATTTCCTTTTCCAATTTAGCCAGCTTCTTTTGCCCCTCTTCCAACGAGGTTATTTTATACGCCTTCAACTCCTTCAAATAAAATTCTTCCTCTGTTTTGGCTCTATCCACCAAAGCCTGCAATCTTTCCAGTTTTTTGTTTAAGTGCAATAATCTTTGTTCCGCCCCTGATTTACTCGTTACCATAACTCCCCCACCTCCTGGTTAAATAGGTCTTTATACATGCTATAATCCACCGCCTCCTTGATCCTTTCTACTACCTGTTTGGTTACCTTTTTCTCCTTTTGCA